GCCAAACGATAGGCAACGATAAGGGGTTACCAATTTATCCCAAATTGGCGTAGGCTGGCAAGTGGAAGCGTTATTATCAACTTGTCTCTTGGTAGAGCAAATGGAACCATAAGGAAAAGCAATGTGCAATTTGTGGGTTTACATTAAACCCTCTAATGCGACCGAGGTAATATCAAGGCGCTCTCGGGAATGGCAAAGGGCGCGGCAGCAGCCACGAGAAGGACAACTCGTACAAAACCCAAGCTGGGGAACGCAATACAAAAGAGCCATAATGTTTGCGTAACTTGTGATGAGGCTATGTCCCTTACAAGTGGAACCTGAAACAGAGGTGTGTAGAAACCTAGCAAGGCCGCGAATCACTACAATGTGCGCACAAGGCACAGAATCGTATGTCTGTGCCTTATATGGCAAAACCTTCGGCAAGGAACATCGTCTCATACACGAAGTCAATTAGGATCGACACCTATTTTTGCCACCACGACGCGTTACATTATTGGTTTCCTCCTTTCTTTCTAGCGGAGGGGTAGCCGCTAATCTACCCCACTTTTCTGGCAGAGTGGAGCAGCTGGTAGCTCGTCAGGCTCATAACCTGAAGGTCGAGGGTCCGAGTCCCTCCTCTGCGCCCATTACCCATAGGATGAGGGTAGTTAATAGTCCTACTGTTTCTTTGTTTTAGTGAAAAACATTGGCACGACAGTAAGTGAAGTTACTGTGATGTTCTTACCATCGGTTGTAAGACACGGTTTCCGTATTTATCGTGGCGTTGACTTGGGTCCGCAAGCCTGACTAGCAAAATACGGTTATAAGAAAATTTGATTTTTTGTCTAATTTGCGTTATAATAATTATACAAAAGAAAAAAGTTAAATGCGGGTATCGTATAACAGTAGTATAACGGTCTTCCAAACCGTGGGCACCGGGCCAGCACCGGTTATCCGCTCCAAAGCGCAGATTGGGTGACACGAGCATGAGAAGTAGATAGCGGTTGAAAATCGTGCGGGAGAGAGTACCTCTACCCAAGAGGGAAAGTCAGAGCTTTATGGCGATAAGATAAAAGTCTGATAATGCTTATCCCACCGAAGAATACGGTATATAAACTCGCTAAGGGTGCAGAAAACCCTTCGGTTGACCTCGTTAGACACTTAGATTGTTTGTCAGGGCTTTGTAGGGATAAAGTGGTCAAAAACCTTCCGCCTCTTCTGGCGTTAACGGGCATCAGGTTGGTGATGTAAAATTTACGGCAGCGGTGGGCCGTACCAGTACATCCGCAAGGTGGTTAGTGCTTGCACCAATAATGAAGCGACGTCGGCGGAGGCGAGAAACACCGTGGAGCCAACTAGTTCGGCGTATGTAGACTATGTATGGAGCAGCCATCTAAAAAGCCGGGGTCTCGTATCCGTGAGCAACGAGGAGTGCATTGGAACTCTGGCACTATAAAGATTATTGATTCATTGGGCGGATATAGATGTTAACCACGTCGAGTAGCATCAAACCTTTGTCGGTCGGATAGTCCGCAAAAACACCGTGGCGGGAGCGTATCTCCTGCTCCAACCCGAGGATTGAGGGGATGGTAACTACCGACCTACTGAAACAGGTAGCATAAAAATTTCACACGATTCACTGGGCTCCGGGTGGTTCAACTCCACCTGTCTGGCAATGTGCTAGGCATGAGGATGTAGGATGTTGCGGAGATAGTGTGAAATAGTTACAGTCGCGAATGTAACAAACGCGACTTCTTGGACGCAAGAGTTGCGGACGGACGGAAGGAACATATCCGTCGTTAAAGAACCCGTATATGGTAGGCGGCGAATCAACCACGCAGAAGAATAGCAATGCACTGCGATAACAAAAGCAGCTTATATGGAGGATTGGAGTAATTTGGTATCTCAAGGGATTGCTAATCCCTCCTACAGTCATCCTGTAGTACAGGTTCGAGTCCTGTATCTTCCGCCATACAACGGGCCCCCGGCAGTTTAAAGGCAGTTCTGCCGTACTCGAGCAAACGAGGTAATGTCAAATTTTTGATATTGGGGACAAAACGACCAAAAACGCCAGAGGCGCCCAACCAAAAATTTTAACGGAGGAAATAATCTATGTATTTCATTATACGCTACAATTGGAATATTAATACTTTTGCGCTTACTAATAGAAAAACAGTAGGTTATTTTGATACGCTCTCCAAAGCCTATGATACAATTACAAAGTGTCTACCGAATGACACAGCTCGTAATACAGTAGCAATAGCAGAAATACCAGAGGGCATAGACCAATACGCACATCCAAAAATGACATTTGAGTGGTGTGAGCAGTATGATTGCTATGTACCTGTCGCGGCAGACGATCCGCGACGCAGTTTCACTATGTGTTTTACGAGCAGAGACTAAGTTTCTGCTCTTTTATTTTTACATGGTTAGTTTAACGGAAAGAACAGATGGCTACGAACTATCAGATATGGGTTCAACTCCTGTACCATGTGCCAATGCCCGAATAGCATAACGGATAGTGCAGCGGATTTCTAATCCGCCTATGAGGGTCCGACTCCTTCTTCGGGTGCCAAATAATATACTGGTGTAATTCAGTGGTTAGAAGCCTCGTCTGATACGCGAGTCGTCGGTGGTTCGAATCCACCCACCAGTACCACGCCAGAGATGAGTAACAAATTAGCGCCACCTGGGCAATAAATAAAGACGCAAATAAGTAGTTAGCTGATTTAAAGCTATCATATGCTCTAGTCGCATAGTGGCCGATTGCACTCGCCTTGTAAGCGAGAGACGAAAGTCCCCGTCCGTTCGAATCGGACCTAGAGCTCCAATGCCCCCGTAGGCCAACTGGAAGAGCCGTCAGTCTTAGAAACTGAATGTTGTGGGTTCGAATCCCACCGGTGGCACCAAAGCGTTATGGTTCGCGCTCCATCGTGGTCCATATAAAAACTGGGAGAGCCGCCAAGTATGGTAGACTTGTCGGTAGCAAGGGGTAAAACACTACCAGTCCGATTCACGGCACCCTTGCAGTATGTTCGCTTCGTATAATGGTAGTATGCTGACTCTTAATCAGTAAGGTATGGGTTCGAGTCCCATGGCGAGCACCAAAAACAAAAGAAGGTAATTTTATGGAACACAGAGAGTGGATTGAGTTTTTAGTAGACAAATTTATTACCAATGAAACTAAAGTACGATGCTGCGGCAGTTGTATGGGAGGTTGCATAAATCCTACAACTTGTTTCATCTGTTGTGGTTTTTCTGCGCAACATCTTAACGATTATATTGAAAAAATTGGCAAAGATAAACTTAATCAAGAATTTGAACAAAGAATGGTCGAGTAGTCAAGTGGCTTAAGACTCCGGTCTGCAACACCGCGTACCTTAATTGGCGTGAGTTCGAATCTCACCTCGACCTCCAACGCAAAATGCGCCGTGACAAAAATTTGATTTTTAGCGCAATTCATGATATAATATTATTGTAAGAAAGCAAAGGAAAAACTTTGTTTCTCTTGCGGGCAAGGTTATATTGGCAGAGTAGATTAACAGCCCTTAATATGAAACGCGAACTGTCCCCACAGCACTGTGGATTACAGTGCTAGCCCAGTATGTCGGCTTGAAACTTATACCGTGTTCATACGATAGTTGGCGGTTGGCGACTCCGTATAAGTCGCATCCTTTTCTGGTCATGTAGCTCAGGGGTAGAGCACCTCGCTGTCACCGAGGAGGTCGGGCTGTCGGAATGCCTCATGATCGCCAGACCCTGACATAGGGCCGCTATACTATGTTGGTTTGACTGACCGAATCAGTTGGCTATCACCTCGCCGAAAGGGTGCGGCTTCTCTTTTCACGATATGGAATTGAGTGACTTGTGGGTACGAGATTGAACGATCGCTCACCCGTGGTTCAAAGTAACTGTGAATTAAATATCGTTTGGGTTTGGTTTCCACCCGCTTAGCGGCGAACGGACGTGTTACCGTACTGCGATAACAAACGGGGTTTTAGTTGGGAAGGTTTGTCCTATAAATTGACTTCCTCGGGAGCTCGCGTCCCCGTAAGGTTAGCTGACCAACCGCAACTCAAGAACATTCCACGCTTGGCTTGGCGGCGAAAGGTGGCGTTGTTGGTGATTTGAGTCGAAAATTGAAATCATCGCTTTTGGGCAATTTAGTGTAATGAAATTGCTATGGAGTTCAAGTCCCAGATACGCACAGAGGCGTTAGAAGAGCCTCGCCGCGGTAAAGACCTAGCCAGTCAACTTGTACAGTCGTTAGAATAAGGACGATGCCAAAAGTCTTATTCGCCATCCTACTTGAGCCAAGCAAGAGAGGAATTGGTTTAAAATTGGGCTTGGTAAATCACGCAGGCTTTCATTTTATATGTTTGCATCCTCGTGCGGTGGCAGTCGACGAAACAATAGATTGCGGCGGCTTTTAATAGTTGAGTCGAGGCTCTGTAGAGTCTTAAGGGTGGCACCACAACTATTACATATATCTGTTTAGCTCAGCTGGGAGAGCGCCGTTCTTACAAATCGGAGGTCATAGGTCCGAGTCCTATAACAGATACCATAGGAGGGTCAGTCAAAGGAAGGCTAGTGGTCTCCAAAACCACCAATGGGATGTCAGAATTCTCACCTCCTGCCATTTGGGGAATTAGCTCATGTTGGGAGAGCATCCGCCCTGCAAGCGGAAGGTGATGGGATCGTCGCCCATATTCTCCACCAAAACACGAACAATCCGCCATACTGGCTCCGAACTCGTGTATAAATAAACGGAACAAGAGGGTTTGTAGTGTGACCTACCAAAAACACTACTTGTGGGAGATTCGCAAAGTGGTTGTTGCATGCGGCTGTTAACCGCACTACAGGGGTTCAATTCCCTTATCTCCCGCCAGCGGGAGTTTCGTTTGTTACCCGTGAACTGCTTACCCAAAGAAACATAGGGTAAACAAAAGCAGACCAGTATAGGTCGGGGCAAGATGGGATAATTCCTGCAGGTCTAATGCTTCCCCGTAAAGGATACAGAGAAGACTGTGGTACTTCCTATACTAAGTATGGTGAATTAGCCTAATGGTAAGGCAGCAGTCTTGAAAACTGCCGTTGGTGTGAAAGCCATTCAGGGTTCGAATCCCTGGTTCACCGCCAAAATATAATAATGGAGTTGTTTAAGTATGGCATACATTTATAAAATTACCAATCAAATTAATCAAAAATGTTATATCGGTAAAACACTAAGAACCATAGAAGTTCGTTGGAGAGAACATCGAAAAGATTATCAAAAACCAGAAAAAAGTCATCAACCGTTATACAGAGCAATGAATAAGTATGGATTTGATAATTTTGCAATTAGTATCGTCGAAGAATGTGACGACACAATTGTAGAAGAAAGAGAACGATATTGGATTGAATATTATCAATCTTTTAAAAATGGTTATAATGCTACATTGGGTGGGGACGGAAAGCCGTATATTGATTATGATAAAGTTTGCGCTTTATATGAAATATATAAGAACCAAAACGAAGTAGCTAGGCAAATGAATATTAACAAAACTACTGTGCATTATATACTACGGCAACGGAACATAGATATGATTCCCTCTTCTTTAGTCACGCCGATGACTACAGGTAAAGTAGTACATCAATATTCATTAAATAATGATTATATCAATACTTTTATGTCTTTAAGCGAGGCAGCTCGTTATTTAAAAGATGAGTATAATATTACTGCAAATATATCTTCTATTGTATGTAATATTGGTCGTTGTCTTTCTGGCAAAAGAAAAACTGCTTATAAATTTATTTGGAAATAATTTTTTGTTTGTTGGTAGCAAAGAAAAACCAACGCCGCAGAAATGCGTATTTTGTGTTTACTGGTAGCAAAGAAAAACCAGAAAAAAGTAGGGAGAAAATGAAAGGTTACGGAATGAAATTTAGAGCAAAAGTGCGCCTAGATACTCAAACAGAAATTGCAAACTTTGTAAATCGTGTTAGTTCTGTTTCTGTACCTGTATTCCTAACAAGTGGCGCCCTATGTGTAAGCGGAAAAAGTTTACTGGGCGCCATTTATACTATGGAATGGGATGACCTATGGTGTGAATGTGAAGAAAACATTTATCACTTAATTGAGGACTTTATTATTGTGGATTAGTCCGCCACGCAATATGGGAGAGTAGCAAATCGGCAACTGCACTGGTCTGTAAAACCGGCACTCGTATCGAGTACAATGGGGTCGGCACCCATCTCTCCCACCAAATTATATGCCTGTGTAGCTTAGATGGTTAGAGCGCTGGTTTGAAGCACCAGAGAGGAAGATTCGATCGCTTCCGCAGGCACCAAAAATGATATGAGGGACAATATGACAGGAATTTATAAATACACCAATTTAATAAACGGTAGCTGTTATATAGGACAAGCTGTTGACTTAGTGCGCAGACACAAAGATCATAAAGTTCGTTATTGTTCACCAACATCAGAAGAATACAATAGCGTAATACATCAAGCTTTTCGTAAGTATGGTATAGAAAATTTTACTTATGAAATCCTTGAAGAGTGTGATGTTGAGCAATTAAATGATCGAGAAATTTATTGGATTGCTTTTTATGATAGTTACAATAGCGGCTATAATTGTGGACCAGGTGGTTCTGAAAAACATTTCTGTAAGTTTAATGCAGATATATTAGCAAGCATTACAAATGATTTGCAAAATACTGATATGACATATCAAGACATTGCTAATAAAAATGGTTGTTCTGTGGGCTTTGTTGGTGATTTTAATGCAGGAAAGTTATGGAAACAAGATGGAGTGCAGTATCCACTTAGACAACATAAGAGAAATCAAAGATTTTGCACTGTATGCAATACACCAATTAGCAAAGATGGTGTTACTGGAATGTGTTCCAAATGTTATGCCAAGTCTATTCGTACAGTTGAAAGACCGAGTGCGGAACAGTTGTTAGAAGAAGTAGCGACCTCTTCTTTCGCTGCTGTGGGGCGTAAATATAATTTAACAGATAATGCAATACGCAAATGGTGTAAAGCATATGGTTTACCCACGCATTCAAAAGAAATAAAAGATTTATATAATCGTACGTTTTTAAGCACTTAATAAGTTGGCTAGGGTAAGAGGACCCGATAAGTAGTTGATAATAAAACAATAACCAGAAAATATGGGACTTTAGTACAAATGGTTCGTGCACTTGGCTCATAACCAAGCTTATCTGGGTTCAAATCCCAGGGGTCCCACCAATTAATTTGCAGGTGTAGCAGACTGGTAATGCACTCGACTTTTAATCGAGGTAATGTAGGGTTCGAATCCCACTACCTGCACCATATGTCAATATAACAGGAGGTAAACTATGACAACTAAATATTTTGTAGTAAGTGATGTTCATGGCTTTTACTCCTTACTTATGAAAGCACTCAAGCAGCAAGGATTTGAAATAAACAATCCTTCTCATCACCTTATCATTTGCGGCGATGCTTTTGACCGCGGCAAGGAAGCAAAACAATTACAAGATTTTCTTGTGTCTATGCAAGAACAAAATCGTTTGATATATATTTGCGGCAACCACGAAGATTTAATGCTTGAAATGATAAGAGATTTGCCGCAGATTTGCGACCATATAGAGTGGACGCATCACGCAAGCAATGGTACTGTTTCTACTCTGTTGCAGCTTACAGGAATGACACTCTCACAAGTTAAGCGTGATCCATATCGTGCAATAGAGTATTTTACTCACACTCCATTTTATAAGCAACTGTTGCCAGAAATAGTAGATTATGTGGAAATTGGTGACTGCGTGTTTGTACATGGTTGGATACCTTGTTTTTCTCATTTGCATAATTGGCGCGAAGCCTCTAATAGCGAATGGAGAGAAGCAAGATGGTGGAATGGTATGGAATTGTGGCGCAATAAAGCATGCCGCGAATCCGGAAAAACCATTGTTTGTGGACATTGGAACTGTAGCTGGGGCTGGGCACAAGAGGATTGCGAAACATATACGGAATGGGGACAGAGTGCAAACTTCGAACCCTATGATCGTGAAGGTATTCTCGCTATTGACGGATGCGTTGCATACAGCGGAATTATGAATTGCGTAGTATTGGAAGTTGACAATTAGTCCAAGTTGTGTTATAATATACTCGGAGAAGAAGTAAAAGGACGGTATATTATGATAAACACTACGCGTTTACGCTTAATCATTGGATGGTTAGCTATTTCATTATCGCTAATTGTACTTATATTATCTTTAAGTTTTGGTTTTGGTTTTCCAGACTCAATTTCTGCAACTTATTATTTTGATACTTGTATTACGCCTTTTATGATTATTTTGGGTTCCGCAAGCATTTTATTATTTAGTTATCGTGGTTATGACAAGCAAGATGATATAATATGCACTATAGCGGGTATTTTGGGATTGTGTATTTGTCTTTTTCCTTGCATGACAACGCCAGTACCAATGGCTTTTGTTGGTACTTTCCATTTGCCTGTAATATTAAGTGGTATAATTCACAATATAACAGCTGCGGGATTTTTTGCATTGTTGGCATATAATTCATTATTTTTGTTCACCAAAAGTGGCGAAATTATGACCGATAAAAAGAAAAAGCGTAATTTAGTTTTTCGCATCTGCGGTATTGGTATGTTAGTAGCATTTGCGCTAATTATTCCGGTCGCGATTTTTCAAATACATGGTTTAACTTGGGTGCTTGAATTTATTGCGTTAAGCTTTTTTGGAATATCTTGGTTAACAAAAGCCAATTATTATTCTTGGCTTTTCGCAGAAAAAGACTAAATTAAAATTTGATTTTTAACAAAATTTATGCTATAATATTTATAGAAAGAACAAAGAAGTCTGGAATTTTTATCGCGCTGATGTTAGTCAGACTTAAAAGAGGAAACGCGCGCTCAATCTTTGTTCTTTTGTTTAATGGGTTGCTAGTTTAACGGTAAAACGGCAGATTGTGGCTCTGCTCTTAGTAGTTCAATTCTACTGCTTCCCTCCAAGTTCCCATCCAGATGACCCTGAGATGTCTATATGGGCATACTATAGACAGAGAGATGGGAACTATTATTTGCAGGTATAGTATAATGGTTATTATGAGTCCTTGCCAAGGATTAGATGTGGGTTCAATTCCCATTACTTGCTCCAGGCTGACGAGGTAGATTGGCAATCTACGAGGTCTGAGCCGTTGTATCACAACTTGCCCAGTGTTGGCGGACTAGTAGGTATACGCAGCATAAATCATAGACCAAGTGGGATGTTCCCCAAAACTCTATGGGGTCTATGTACCTGTCCATAATGAATACCCGAACCAAAAGGCAGAAAACCTCTGCAACTTTTGCACTGTTGCCAATAGTACCAGTATGCACCAAAAGGTACTAACACACATTTGAGTTAGCAAATAAGATTGTGTTGTCTAACGCGGCAGGTGTCGTCTCCCATACGATAATGGGATGCCAAATGCAGAGGCTGGCAACCTGCCGTTTCGCTTGACGATATAAGCTACGGAAAGATTCGGTAGAAATATCGAACTGCACGTTGGTGCTACGAAGATCCCTTAAGCCGTTAGCCGTAAAGTAGTGGAGCTTATGCTGAGAAGTTATTTTACGTGAATCGGGGTGCTTGCAGGTTCTGTAATTCGTTTGTTAATCGTGAGAACTGTTGGGGCGGGGTTGTGCCGAGAGCTGTAGTAAATGGAGTTAGAAGAACAGCCAACGAGTTAAATATTTGGTGCCACGAAGCGCCGCCTACACTGAGTATTAAGACTCGACGTAAAAGGGAATGGTGAAGCAGAAGCAGTGGTAAATGGAATGTGATAAACAGCCAATGAATCAAAAAAATTGTATAGGTATCAGGTAAGATTAAGATAGCTCTGTAGTGACAAAGAGAACGCTAGAAATAGAGATGAGGTTGCAAACCCTCTGGAGCATACGCCTATACTACAGAACAGAAAACTGTACAAACAATGTCCGTGGACTGAAACGGCCACAGGCGAGGATAGGGAAAATATCGCCGTAAATATTTGGTGCCTACTCGGGGAATACAGGTGGTAGGATAAATGAGACGACCCAGCCAGCCAAATATAGCAAACAATTAAGGTAGTGGACGGACGGGACGACGGTGAAATGACGTTGTGTTGATTGTTTGCGAAAAACTTGGGAGTCGGTGGAACAGATCGCCCCGACAGAGCATCCACAGCATCGTTAAGCATTTACCTCTACTGTGCTATTGAAAATCTACGATCCAGCGAGCCGGCCGCTATTGTCGGTAAAACCCCGATATCGTAGAGTTGGGTACCGCAAGAAGGTGGATAAAAGCGGGATAAAAATGTTATCACCAAACCTCGAAAATAGCAGGCAGTTGAAATACAATGCACCATTTCGAGTGAGTCCAAAGGCCGTGCCTATACGACCGCGGTTGAACCTCAAGGCCACGCGAGTGGTACAAGGTAAAAGTAGGCTGAAATACCGCTGGCAAAATTGCAAATCGGATACGCAGATATGGGCTAAGTAAACGCATATCTCAAGTGCACAACGAAGAGGAGCCGAGGATTTAGGAAACGTAGGACAACGGAGTGTAGATAGCTCGTCGCAAGAAATTTGAGGAGTTGACCGTCTTTCTTCACGGGCGGATGCCAAAGGTCATTGCTCACCCATCCTTGTGTTATTCATCGTGAGAACGAGCGTGTAATACAGAACAATGTTGAGTTGTTCAAGTGTGGGAAGAGTTGAGGTTTCGCTCAAGGAAGAACCTCTGGGCGTTTCCGAATATTGTAATGGGTGCGACGGCACTCGTAACATATTGTTAAACAAACTATCGAAAAGTAGTAGGTCCCCTCGACGGCTGTTGCCGGGCACGGATTGGACTGAGGGATAAGTGGGAAGGTAGTGAACTGCCTACGGTGGAAGCAAGAACGTGTTGTGGATGCTTAGATAGTGATAGGGGCTGGCATACGTGCCCTGGTCCCACCTTACACGAGTTGAACTCGTGATAGACGCTTTAACTGGGCGTCGCGGCGGTCCCTACGCAGAAATAGGGGCTACACTTCGAGTGTGGCAAAATGTTTTACTTCGCCTTTAGAGGTGCGCTCGCAGGACGAGCCAACCAATCCACGGGTTGTAAAATAAACACGAAAAGCGCGTCTTAGACAAAAGGCGGTTCTATCATATGCTAGTGATATGATATTTGGGAGGGAATGTTAGGTGGCGTCCCAAAGTGTAATAGGTGGCGATAACCGCAGTGAAGCAACCCAATGCGTGAAGAGGTTGTGGCATTATATAATAGGCAGGATTTGCCCGAAGTGGTAATTCTGGAAGACACTTACGGTGATGTGGGTTCGATTCCCGCCGGACAGCCTGTGATAGTTATATAGTGAAACCGTAAATAAATATACAGAATGTGATGTAACAGTAACATACGAGTTTTGGGAACTTGAGTAGCGGGGCGGCACCGACATTCTGTACCAGTATTAAATAAGTCAGGAGATGCTATTATGTATACCAAAGAACTTCGTAAGCTCATTATTGAAAATCGTCTTGCAAGATTGGCTACCAATGGTAAAGACAATTGGCCGATACGCAAGAAGCTCGAAAGAGAATTGAAGAAATATTCCTAAATTAGTCCCGAATTTATTCGGGATTTTCTTTTTGAAAAAATTTGATTTTTTTTAAATTTTATGGTATAATAATATTAGAAAGGAGAAGCAGATGAAGTTATATGAAAAACTAATAAGGCTTTTTATTGCCTTTTGTTTATGTTTTAGCGCTGGCTTTTCAATGATTTGTGCTATTGCATTTTTATGCGCATGTATACAATATGGAGCGTTTGTAGCAGGAGTAACAGGTATATTATGGGCAATTTTCGCAAATTTTCAAGCAGTTACAGCAGAAGAATATGTGAAGGGAGTTTATTTATGATTAAAACAGAATGTATAAATTGTACAAAATCTAATTATTGCGGCAAAGATAGTTTCGGTAATTTGCGTTTTGGGTGCAACAACTCTTTTTGTGTAAAAGAAGATGTCGTACCAAACAAATACCGCGATGAAATTCTACAGGAGTATAAGAATGGCGGCAAGAATTCTTGACGGAAAGACTTGCTCCGAGCAAGCACTTGAACTAATAAATAAAAACCTCCACGATAATGACCCGCCCACGCTGGTCATTTATCGCATTGGCGATGACCCGGCTTCTGCTGTGTATGTACGAAATAAGGTGCATGCTGCGGAGAGGGTAGGTATCCACGCGATTGTTCGTGAATGTCCTGCCGAACTGAAACCCAGTAACTGGTACCAAGTGATAAAAAGCATAGAAATGGATGCCGAGAATCCCGAGATAGACGGTATTATGGTCCAATTACCGCTTCCAGAGGGATGGGATGACGGCTCTTTGATAGATAGAATACCGCCCGAAAAAGACGTAGATGGTCTAACCAGTGAGAATATGGGCTTGCTACATGAAGACAGAGCATGGCACGAACCCTGTACAGCGAAGGGTATTATGTGGCTACTCCACGAAAACGGCATACACCTCACCGGCAAGCACGTTGTTGTAGTAGGTAGAAGTGAAATCGTGGGCAAACCCGTTGCACTTCTCGCACTCAATAACAATGCTACGGTAACCATTTGTCATTCCCGCACGAGGAACCTCACAGAGATGACCAGACAGGCAGACATCCTCATAGTCGCTGTCGGCAAGCCGGGACTGATTACGGTAGATATGGTGAAGCCTGGTGCTGTTGTAATTGATGGGGGCATAAACAGAACAGCAGAAGGCAAGTTGGTTGGAGACGTAGACTTTGATGAAGTCAAAGAGGTTGCAAGTTGGATTACTCCTGTGCCAGGTGGTGTCGGACCAATGACAGTCGCAATGCTTATGATGAATACATTTCATGCACAAAGAAGTGTAACTATATAAAAGGAGAAAAAACAATGGAAAAAATTCAAGAAACAATTAAAGTTAAACATGATACTGAACGCGAAGCAGTAGAGTTTATTGACGCAGAGCGCAAGAGAGCAAAAGAAGAAGGCTTTGAAATTAAGAAAAGTGGATATGTAAGAAAGGCTAAGAAAAGCAAAGGGGTTGAGGTAGCAGACTGGTACCTTTCAGAAATAACCTACAAGTATGCCGAGGAATACATAGCGGAGGGTTAATATGCAATGGATTGACTCTAGTGTTAAACTATTAACTACTGAGCCTGCCGCAGACATACTTGCCCGCATTGAACTAGCTACTAGAACCTGTTATCGTAGCGAAGATAAAATTGCAGAAGGCACAGCAGAAAAACTTGTTCGCGGATGCATTAAGCGCGGACATGAATCAGTCATAGAACACGGAAGTTTAACTTTTGAAATTATTTGTGATCGCGGAGTTTCGCATGAACTTGTTAGACATAGATTAGCCTCTTATTCACAGGAGTCTACTCGCTATTGTGCATATAATAAAAGCAAATTTGGTAGTGGATTGACCTTCATCAAACCATGGTGGTTTCAAGATCGAGGCTATGAAACAGCAGTTCATGCCATTGATAGAGCCACTCGTTCTGCAGAACGGGAATATTTAAAAATGTTGGAAGCTGGTTTTAGCCCTGATGTTGCAAGATGTGTATTGCCTAATTGTTTAGCAACTAAAATAATTGTTACAATGAATATGCGTGAGTTACGTCATTTTATTAAATTGCGTTCTAGCAAATATGCCCATGGTGATATACGTATTATCGCAACCAAAATGTATGAACTTATGATAGCCAATGGTTTTGGTATATTTGTAGAAGATATAAATATTTCTTGTGACAGCAATATATAATAAAAACGCAATCGTAGAACTTTGTAATCGCGGCTATCACAACCGACATATCGCAATTGTAATGGGTTGTGGAGAAGATACAATAGCAAGGATAAGAAAACAAAAAGAAAGTATCGAACCTACTCTTAAATTTCTTTCCGTGGAACAGAAACAAAGATTGCTTGTTTTGGACAAATTATTGCGGCTGAAGCCTTTAGAGCAAAAATGGTCTAGTAATGATTATTATTACATTACTATTTTAAAATTTCTTCTTATTCCGCGCGAACAAATTTATTCAATATATAAGCATGCGCCGCAAAACCGTGTTGCTCAAGCACATCGAGAGCTTGCGCCTAAATTACAAGAACTTGATTATACCTTATTAGGAATAACATCAGAAGAATATAAACAATTTATTATTGGGTGCTATAAAGTTATCGGCGATCCAGCTAAATGGAAGTAAAATTGACAAAAGCCCCAATTTATGTTATAATAATTTCAGAAAGTAAATTAAAAAGACCAAAGAGACCCGTCTTTACTTTCGTAATGGGGTAAGGGGAGCGGTATCTCCCCTTTAAGTATTTTTAAAAGGAGAAATGAAATGAAATTTTACAGTGAAGAACTTAAAAAATTATTTGATTCTGAGGAAGAATTGAAAAAGGCTGAAAAGGCACATAGAGTAGAACATAACAAGAAAATGAAAATAATGAATGAGATTGAAACTCACTTTACTACTGCTTGTGATGAATTTGATATTGTTTTTAAAAAGCTTGAAGAAGTTAATGATATTATGACAGATGAAGAAGTAACTAATTTGTTTAAAAAATTACTTGCTAAAATTCCAAGTTTTATGTCCTCATTTTCGTTTATTATATAACTAAATTTGACTCCTCAGCCAAAGTGTGGTATAATATAAATGTAAGAAAGGGGAGTCTTACGAGGTAATGAATGGAACTTATCATAGGCTTAGTTGGTGCTACTGCAACTCTTATTGGTACAGTTTGGGGTATTGTAAAATATTATGATGTTAAACGTACCAAAGCAGAAAAAGAAGCAAAAAAAGAGCAAGATGAAAAGAACGCTATTCTTGACAATATTCTCAAAAAGCTTGAGCTATTGAATAAACAAGTTGATGAGAATGAGATGGATAGACTTCGTACAGATATTATAAATTGTGTGAATAAGTTACAAAATGGCTATATAGCTAGTTCAGATTATTTGGAACATATTCATCATGCATATGACAAATATACCTCAAAAGGCGGCAACTCTTATATAGAAGATTGTATGGATTATGTGCGCTCGTACGAAGAAGAATGTAGAAGAAATGGTGTTATCGGCTTTGATAATGTCGAAGATTAATACGGCGCCCTATAAATGGGCGCTTTACTTTTAGGTGGATAATGAATACATTATTTTGTATAATAGGCAGAAGTGCCACGGGAAAAGATACGCTGACTAATGCAGTTTGTGAACAATTGGGGTTACAAAAAGTTGTTAGTCATACAACTAGACAACCTCGCTATGGAGAAAAAGAAGGTATAAATTATTACTTCTCTGCTATGGATGAATTGATTGCGGCTGAAAATACTATGAGTATTGCAGCACAAACCCAAATAGGCGCAAACTATTATTGGACAACAAAAGATGAGATAAAAAATAAAGATATATATATAATCGACCCTCTTGGTTTTGAAAATTTAAAAAAGAATATGAAGGATGAGGTACGCTTCGTAACTATTTATATTAGCGCGCCCACTTTAGACAGAGAGAAGAGAGCCTTATTACGCGATCCCAATACTATAAAACAATTTATAAACAAATGCGAAGCAGAAGATGTGCAATTTTCAGAATATGAACACTGGCGCTCTTATGATTATTGTGTACACAATACACATTTTGAAATAGCATTTGAACAGTTAAAAACAATTTTAATAAAAGAAAGGGAAAACATTCATGCATTTTGAAAAAATTAGTTATGACAATTGGAAAGAATGGTTTGATAACAACACTGATACTTTTACAGAAAAAGAAATTATAAATTTTTATAATAATATACAACTTCCTAAAGCAAGCTCTCAATATGCGGCTGGACATGATTTTTATTGTCCAATTCCGATATATGTGTCTTCTACACCAATATTGATACCAACAGGTATAAGATGGGTAACAGAAGAAGGAGATCTAGACAAGGTACTTATTATTGCTCCTCGTAGTGGGCTTGGCGTAAAGTTTGGATTAAGACTGCGCAATACAATTGGTATCATTGATGCAGACTATTGTTTGTCTAACAACGAAGGTCATATTATGGCTTCTGTATCCGCTGAAAAAGAGTTCTTTTTGGGCGACGGAGATCGTTTTGTGCAAGGAATTGTTTTACCTTATTATCGTTGTGGCGAAGCAAGTAATCAGATTCGCAATGGTGGTTTTGGCTCAACAGGAGAATAAGATATGAAAAAGTGGATGTATTATGTCATACAATGGACTTGGGGCATAGCATTAAATATTATCGGGGCTCTTGTATGTTTATGTGTCTTAGTAGTTGATAGCGTTTATTGGATCTTTAAACATAGACATTGTTGCACTTTTTATAAATATCGTAATTCTATTTGTATTGTCATACCATGGAATTTTGGTGGATTAGAGCTTGGTATGTTTTTTATGCGAGGCCGACTTAATGAAAGTATTTGCGCGCATGAATATGGACATGGCATACAAAATATGTGGTGGGGCCCTTTGTATATATTTGTAATTTGGATACCTAGTATTATACGCTACTGGTGGAGAATAATTTATATGAAGCGGTTTTATCCAAAAACACGAAAAGTATTACCGCCTTATGACTCCATTTGGTTTGAAGGACAAGCAACAGAATTGGGAAATAAAGCTGCAGCAAATTACTGGTCGTGGTTATAAGATAGGGCGGTTTGAGACCGCCCTTTTAAATTTGACAAAATATAGAAACTGTGATATAATAAAATAGAGAAGAAGAAAACAATAATGAAGAGGTGTCAATATGATACTTGGACAAAACACCGAAGGATATGTAGATTTTTGCTTTTATGACGAAGAAGATACAATTTTGGATGCGTCTAACTTTGTCTGTGTAGAATTTACATTTGATGTAAAAGGTAAACATCAAGTAATTAAATATTGGCCGCAAGATCCAAAGATTGAGTTTAATGCGGCAAACAATGTGTTTTCCGTATGGTTGACACAGCAAGAAACACAAAATTGGACAAATCAAATTCCAGTTCAAGCAAGAATGGAATTTATAGATGGTACAATTGACTCAACTGAAATAGATTATTGGTATATACGCTCCTGTTTAAACAAAGAGGTGATGCATAATGATAAAGCTTAAAGTTGCATCAAGACAAAAATCACCTGTGCGTTTATGTTCCGATGGTTCTGCTGTTTCTATTGCAAGTATTAATAAATTAATTGAACTTAAAATGCAAGAACTTGCAAAAGTAGCAAAGTCTGGATTGATGGAAGATTTAAATATTGAACAGGATACTGAGATTATTTTAGATTGCGGCACAGTAAATATAAATGAAACAGAATTAAACAATACAATTGTATAATTGGAGGTTGACAATGTATACAAAACAAAATTTTATAGGTGGACAAGTGTTAAAAGCAGAACACTTAATCAAAATGGAAGAGGGCATCATAGAGTGTCAAATAGGTCTTGAAGTTGGAAAAGCTGCAGGCTCTATTCAGCAGATGGGCTTTACGATGTCAAATGGTACAACAACCTTAGGCGCCATTGCTTCTGGAGAGGGTGCAGTTGCATTTGGTGGTCAACGTTTTGACAAGGCTGGCGAAGCCGTTGCTGACGAACCTCAAACTGAAGCAAAGGGAAAACAATCTTTTGCTGCAGGTGGAGGCGTAATTGTTAATGGAGATTGGTCGGCAGCTTTTGGCAAAGAAACCAAAGCATTTATGAGAGCTGGTTTTGCTATAGGTGCTGCATGTCAGGTTGGTCTTACTCAGGCTGAATATGACAGTGCAACGAATAATTATGCTAATTGGAGACTAACTCAAGGCAAGAATGATAACGAGTCTTTAAGTAAGAAGCTGGATTATAATGCGGAGTATTCCTCAGCCTTGGCCGCAGGTGAAAAAACTGGCGCCTATGGTAGAGGATCGTTTACACATGGTATCGGAACTAAAGCTTGGGGATATGCTTCAGAAGCAGGTGGCAAGAATTGCATAGCTAATAACTGGTATGTATACGCAGGTGGTCTTGATACCAAAGTCTCAGGTAAAGGATCATTTGCACATGGTATAGGATTACAACTTATAGAAGACTGTACGGCAGCATTCGGTAGATATAATGATGGAGTTGGCGGTGACTATTTGTTTGAAGTGGGTAATGGCATAAATGAATATAACAGAAGAACTGCTTTTGCAATAAATGGCAACGGAGATTTATTATTCTACAACTATCATGATAATAAATTGTATTCACTATCAGATATAATTAACGGGCTGGGTGGCTTTTTTGAATACGCAGTAGCAAAAGATTATAACTAATAATTATAATAGGCAAGTCCGAAATGATGACTTGCCTTTCTCTAAAAAATTTGAAATGACAATTTGTCGGAGAAACCAATGAAACAAAAACTTTTGAACAAATTCGTGTCCAAATTAAGGGAGACATAGAAGAAAATTTAAAAAAGCAACAGGGTTTGTGCCACTTGATAGAGAGTTGGTAGTAAGAAAACCCGATGAAAAATATAAATATCCCAGATTAAGAATGGGAGATGGCAAGACAAATGTTAATGATTTGCCAGAAATTAATGTTCAACCCGACTGGGAACAAACAGATCCCAGTCAGCCCGATTATATAAGAAATAAGCCAGAAATTAATAGTGGTAGCGCAACTTCTTGGAACGACCTTACTGATAAGCCGTTTGGTGAGGAAGTTACCGAAGGTGTTCTCACTTTTGATGGTGATTTGACTGGTCGTGAATATATTGATTATGGGGATGGTTATTGCTTTGTTAAGATGTCTGATCGTTTCTTGACAGAGGAAGATTTGGCACAAGCAACCATTACTTTTTGGAATAACGGCAGTACATACGATGCAAATGCAGTTATCGAAAGCCAGACTTTAGGCGACCTTACAGTCATTATAGTGTTGGCAGATCACGAAATAAGTGGCGGAATGGTTGTGACATTAAACAGCGACGCCCCGCTTTTTGGAGAGCCACCAATGTCGGCAGGTACTTGGTTCCAATATGTCACCGATGTAGATAGTGAAGTAGATAGCTACCCAATTAGCCTTTCCTGTCTTACTGGCTTAGTAGGAACCATCAAGACTCTCGACGAAAAGTATATCCCCGACAGTATCGCAAGAACAGAGGATATATTGACCGAAGAAGATGTGTCTACTCTTATCAACAAAGCATTGGGGGTAATTGAAAATGGCACTTATTGAAAAACTTGATGCAATCGGAAGCGCAATAAGAGCAAAGACGGGCAAGACCGCCAAAATGACACTTGACGAGATGCCGAGCGAGATTGCAAGTATTGAAACAGGTGGAGCGAACAATTACGCCAAGTTTACCGCAACAACAGACTCGTCAATATCTTTTATAATTGAAAATCCTTTAGGCGGAATTGCAAAAAAAGTGTCCATAAAGGCTATATCACCAACAATAACATCATCGAGAAAAATTCACGAATGCTGTTTGGATTGGGATGTAAAGCTTGGTGCGGTTAAAGCATATTATACAAGTGGTAATGTTACCTATGCTATGGTGGGTATTGAAGGAACTCCAAACAACGGACAGTTTAGAATGACCGAAAGTTTTATTACTGCGTATCGTTTTAATAGTGCAACCAGTTGGGATACTACTTGCGAATATGAAATTGAAATATATCAATAATTTGCGGAGGGTAATATGATTATAGAAATTCCATATAAATCAAAAAAAGACGGAACGGTAAGACTCATCAAGAGATTTTCCGACAAGGGCGTGCAAATCCGAAAGGTTGGCACAGACGAAATCTATGATGAAGCGGTTGATGTCGAGGATGCGCAGTTTGCTTACGAGGAAACTGATATTCCCGTAGGTGGCACCGAAGACGAAGCTGCCGAAGCAGATTATCAGACCGCCCTTGGAGATGTGGGGTAAAGATATAACCAGAACAGAACTTAAAACAGCGGTTGCGGCCACAAAGACCGAAACTAGGGAAGCATTACAGATCGTTTATGATTCTCTTAATCAAGGTTAACAAAAGAAACTTCTAAAAAATGACGGAGTAAAGAGTTTGTTCGTATTTTATGGCGTGATTGTTGACCCTGAATAACTAAAAAAAAGCACCACGCATTAAAACGTGGTGTTTTATTATTCCTCCTCATAGTCGTCAGAAATTACGGCCCAGGTTTCCATTCTTTCGTAATACTTATCAATATAACTATTACCACCAATGGCTTTATAATCCTTATAATACTGAGTGAGTGTTTCTTTTTCGTGCTCTTCCAGTGTTCTTGTAAGATGTCCGCTACACAATTGTTTTTCAAATTTGACAAAAGTCTCAAAATGTGTTATAATTATTATATAGAAGGCGAAGGGAGAAGAATTATGCCAAACGAAATCATACTTTTTTCCACTGGTTGTCCTTTATGTAAAGGATTGGAAAAAGCTTTAAAAAATAAAAACATAGAATATATTTTATGTAATGATATAAACACAATGAAAGAACTGGGCATTAAACAAGTGCCGCAATTGATGGTTGATGATCAATTAATGAAAAATCCCCAAGCATTAAAATGGGTTCTTTCTCAGGAGTAAAAATGTACATAGAAAAATATAATAGATATAAGCATCTTAATGATTATATACAAACATATTCCAAAGCAAGTAATGCTGCAACAGGTAGTAAGTTTGATAGTAATGCCAATGTAGATAATAAAAATGTTTGTACATTATCTAACGAATTAAACAAGGGTGATATGATTGGCGTTAATCGCTATCGTATGATTAATAAATTAACAGAGCTTTATGATATTTCCGTAGCAGAAGAATATATTCGTCAACTTGAAATGCATGAAAAATATAGGCACGATGAAACACATCCTATTATGCCCTATTGTGTAAGTGTAACTTTATATCCTTTTCTTTTGGAGGGTATGAGAACACTTGGCGCACCTTCTGGTGCTCCCACCAACTTGGCGAGTTTCTGCGGTAATTTTATTAATTTAGTTTTTGCTATTGCAAGTCAATTTGCAGGAGCAGTAGCAACACCAGAATATTTAGCATATTTAGATTACTTTATCCGCAAAGATTACGGCGATGATTATTATTTGCGCGCAGATGAAATAGTAGATTTATCTAATCGCAGACGTACAATCAAAAAAGTAATTACCGATTGTTTTGAACAAGTAGCATATTCCTTAAATGAACCAGCTGCTGCAAGAGGTTACCAAGCAGTGTTTTGGAATATTTCTTATTATGATAAAACATACTTTGATGCAATATTTGAGGATTTTATCTTTCCGGATGGCGGCGAAATGCAGTGGGAAAGTGTTTCTTGGTTGCAAAAGCTTCATATGGAGTGGTTAAATAATGAGAGACTGCGTGAATGGTTAACGTTCCCAGTTGAAACAGCAAATTTAGTTTACGATAAAAAAACCAAAGAATATTATGATGAAGACTGGGCATCTTTTGTCGCAAAAATGTGGGCAAAAGGACATAGTTTCTTCTGTTATAATAGTGATAGCGCCGATAGTTTGTCTAGCTGTTGTCGTTTAAAAAATGGTATTACTGATAATGTATTCTCTTATACTCTTGGTGCTGGAGGAATATCCACCGGTAGTAAAGCAGTAATTACTATGAACATTAATAGATTGGTTCAAGATGCAGTGCATTATGGCCTTGATATTAGTAATGTAATTAGAGAAGAAGCAGAAAAGAATATTAAATATTTAACTGCATTTAACGAATTGCTTAAAGAAGAATTAACTGATGGTCTGTTGCCCGTATATGATGCTGGATATATATCATTGGAGAAACAATATCTCACAACTGGTATTAATGGTTTTGTAGAGGCAGCTGAATTCTTGGGTATTGATATATCCGACAATGAAGAATACTACCAGTTTGGTAGGTCTATTCTTGAACCTATTATGGAAGTTAACCGCGCACACAAGACCGAGGAGTTGATGTTCAACTGTGAGTTCGTACCTGCGGAGAACCTTGGGGTGAAGCATGCAACCTGGGATAGAGAAGAAGGCTATCAGGTAGAAAGGGATTGTTATAACTCCTATTTCTTTAAGGTAGAGGATGACAGCCTATCGGTGTTGGATAAAATGACTATGCATGGTGATAAACTTACTCGTTATCTTGATGGAGGTAGTGCTTGTCACTTGAATCTGGAAGAGCATCTTACAGAAGCACAGTATCGTCATTTGCTGGATGTTGCGGCACAAGAAGGCTGTTCATATTTTACATTCAATATTCCTAATACCATTTGCAACGAGTGTGGTCATATTTCTAAGCATTATATGAAAACTTGCCACAAGTGTGGTTCTAATAATGTAGATTGGCTTACTCGTATTATTGGCTATGTAAAACGTATTTCTGCATGGTCAGAACCAAGACAAGCAGAAGGAGCAAATCGCCATTATCATGATGAAGAGTGCAAGTGAAATGATTTGTTTTCAAGAAGTGCCGGATGAGATAGCATTAAGCTTTTCAATTTCTAACTGTCCGAATAACTGTCCTGGATGTCATTCTCCTTGGTTGCGTGAAGATTGCGGCAGAGAAGTGTTTTGGCTTTTGCCGCAACTATTGCGTAAATATAAAAATAAGATAACTTGTGTCCTGTTTATGGGCGGAAACGATGAAAAACAAAGACATCAATTGTTGAGTATTTTGCACTATTGTCGCATCAAAGGATTTAAAACTGCATTATATAGCGGTTTTGATGAGTGGCCTGATGTAGAGTTATTAGATTTATTAGATTATGTGAAAGTAGGTAGTTATCAGACTGCTTTAGGTGGTCTTAAATCCCCATCTACTAATCAACGTATGTATAAAAAAACAAATGGAGAGTGGGAGGACATTACTAAGCAGTTCTGGTCTTCTGATATAAAATGAAAGTACAATTAAATGAAAATGTAGAATTGGTACAAGAAATTAAAACAGCTTTAAAAGAAAATGAAGGTTTTTGTCCTTGTGAAATTGAAAAGACTGTTGATACCAAATGCATGTGTAAAGATTTTAGAGAAAATGTTGCAGTAGGAGAATATTGTCACTGCGGTTTATATAAAAAAATAAAGTGAGGTGTACACAATGGTTGAAGTTTGGTTACCTTGGATATTATTTGGAATTATAGTTGCGGCGGGGTTGGCTTTTGTAGTATGGAAAGTTGTTCAAATAGCTCGTATGTCGCCAGAACAACGTAAAGAAACAATTAAACAATGGCTCATAAGTGCGGTAGTTATTGCCGAAGGCGCAATTAAAAAGCATGGGGCCGGATTGGAAAAGATGCAAATGGTGCTTGACACTTATAAGAGTAAGGCTCCACTGTTATATAAGTTTATGGCTCTAATTACAAAAAATATTGATATAGAAGATTTGGCTGAAAAAGCATTAGAAACAGTCAAAGATAATTTTGAAAAAGATGAATAATACATTGGAAAATTTGCTTGATGGGTTTGGTGTTGCTACTGTAATGGACGTACATGTATTAAAATTAGGTAGTTTTCCCTTCCAAATTGAAAGGGATAGATTAAATAGTGTGCGCAACTGGTACAAGATGTCAGAAAATGTTATTAAAGAGATAACTAAAAATGCAGAAAAAGTGATGTATCTTGATACTTTACAATTGTCTAATATACAGGAGTCCGGACCAGAGAAAGTATTTAAAGCTGGAGCCGCTAATGTTCCTGCCGCAAGAGTTGGTAAAAAAGTTAAAGTAGAAATTAAAGATGCGATTGGAAAAATTGACGTGTTAAAAAATTTCTTTAATTTACAACAAGATGACACAGGAAGACTTTATTGCCCTTTAACTTTTTCTACACCGCTATGTTTAGAGGGCAAAACATATACTATAAATTTACAAACTAAAAAAGTAGAGCCAATTTATATTTTTATGCCTTTTTGCGTACCAGTTGGAGAATTAGAATTTGTAGCTAGCTCAGAAGAATTTGGTGCTTTTGATTTAAGTGTGGAATTGTATCCTGTATTGTTTGAGCCAGAAATTGGAAAATCATATAAAACATTCTATAATATTAGTAAAGATAGTATTATGTGTCCCAAATAAACAAAAGTAAAATTGACTTTGCGACAAAATTATGATATAATTATTTTAGAAAAAGAAAGGCAACTAAAATGATTATACAATTAAAAAATATTAAACAAAAAAATATAATTTTATTCGATATTGAATATGACAAAACTTCATTGGTTCAAGTAGCGTTTCTCATTCTCGGCGCGAAGCAACCTAATATGTTTGAAATACAGGAAAGCTTTAATGTGTATATTAAGCAAAATCACTTACTATCACCGTTTTTCGTACAGTATACGAACATAACCGATGCATACCTACGCGATAACGGGTTAGATTTGCCCCGAGCGAGGGCTTTGGTGGAGCAAGTCATATCCAATATCGATGTTAAAGATGTTCTATTGGTAGGACATGGAATAGATAATGATATGCGGCTATTGGATGAAAATGATATTTGTCTTAGCCGCTTTTGTAATAGATATGACACTTATAAAAAAGCAAAAAAGTTATTAGGTAGAGATAAGTTTTTAACTTTGACAGATATTGCTGCAGAAGATGGGTATTTTATGTTTAACGAGCATAATGCTTATGCAGATGTGTGGGCATTGTTACATGCTTTTGCTTTTTTAAATGGAAAGGAGAATGAAAAATGAAATTTTTTAATTTAAAAACTCATAAAGTAGAGCGAATAAAAAAGGATGCAATAGTTATACGCAAAGCTTTTCATTCAGAAATTTTAAACTTGCCAATTACGGAAATGATTAGGGGCTTAAAAGAGTGCTTAAAAGACACATACGGATATGATATAAATGGTAAGGTTGTATACTATGACATAAAAATAACCGGCAGATGTGATAAAAATGATGTTGAAGATTTGTATGATTATATAGAAAATGTTTTGACAGATATTTATTGCGAAAATTATGAAGAAAACAAAAAGGCAGAAGAACAAGACAGATTGGGATTATTTGGTCTGCCAGAAATAAATATGAAAACAATGAATTATTTAAGATGGATAAAGTTTAATACAAAAATAGAGGGCATTGGCTTTGAAGTTGGAAAAATAAATAGTTGTTGGAAAAAAAGGATGGTGAAGTAATATGGGATTAGATTATATACCTTTTTTATCGCCAATTCAAGTTGGTGATACTGTTATCAAAAAAAATACCATTATAACAAATACCGTTATAACAAAAAACATAAATTCTCCAGTAACAATTACAGAGGATCCATATGAAGCAGAAGACATAGAAAACAAAATGAGCGAAACACAATTATATTACGATCATATTAAATCACAAGAATTTATTACCATAAATTCTCTTCCATACGCTAGCGCATCTCTTATTCCAGATGATGATTTAAAAACTATTCAAGGCGTTGAGGTGCCATATCCGTATCGCTACTATGATAAATTATATGACTGGATGTTGAAAGATATTGCAAGATCTACGGTTGTTGTTGTAACTAAAGAGGTTGGTAAGGAAGATGTTGTTATAACAGATTCCTCAATGGACATAGATGTTAACCGCGGCGCCTCTTTTAATGGTTCTCCTACACTACAAATTGTTTTAACTAATATTAAGATAAATGGTAAAACACCATCGACGTCAGATTATACTGTTACATTATATATAGAGCGCTCTAATATAGAAGATATAATTTTGATGAACAAATTATTGACATATCTTGATATACCAGAAGAAGCTCTATAAACAAATACAGATACAAATAAACTTTAGTTTTAAATCTAGTTAATTATGCTAACATAATAAAAGAAACAATAGGAGTTGACTAATATTGATTAATATATACACAGATGGCGCTCACTCTTCCAAAACAAATGTTGGAGGATGGGCAATAGTAATTCCGACGCAACGTGAAGAAAAGCCATATATTGCTTACGGTGATTGGGTATTTGAAACAACTAACAACCGTATGGAACTTACGGCCATATTAAAAGCATTAGAATACATATACGACCATTGGGCATATGAATCAGTTTATGGAGAGTCTTTTGAAAGCGCCTCTATTTATACAGATAGCGCATATATTAGCAACTGCTTCAAAGACGGTTGGTATAAAACTTGGCGCAAAAATAACTGGAAAACATCTAAAAAAGAGCCCGTAGCAAATCAAGATTTATGGGAAAGAATTTTATATTACTATGAATTAATACCCAATATTATCATTTCAAAAGTGTCAGGCCATTCATATAACACATGGAACAATATTGCTGACAAACTTGCAGTTCAATACCGAATTGCTGGCGCAGAAATATTGGCAAAAGGAGAAAATAATGAATAATAAATCAAAACAAAGACCACCTAAAATTTTAATAGTAACTCAAATACATCCTATAAATATTGCATCAGTCTATGATTATATAAGCCATTCTTTTATACAAAACAATGAAGTATTTTCTCCGCAAATAATGGCTCTTCTTGGCGAATTAACATTAAAAGAAAATGCAAGTGATTTCAAACATTCATATAGAGTGCTTAATGCAGCTTTTGTAAAAAATATTAAAGCCGCAATTAAAAAAATGAATACAAAAAAACCTTGGATTATTGTTGGCAACTGTTCTAAAGATAGCAAGATTAAATTTGATCACATTATAGGCTTCGATGGCGGTGAAGATTATGGAAACACAGAAAACTTCGACTATTATATCAAGCGAGATAATGAACTATTGCAAGAAGCGGATATGGAAATTAATTATTATACTAAAAAAGATGTAGAATATTTCTTTCCTACTATGGAACATCTCAAACTCTTTCTTACCACTCTTGGTTTAAAGGAAGAAGAAAGGAAAACAAATGGCAATACAGCTGAACGAAGCACAACTGAAGGCAGTATATAGCAAAGAGCCTAGAGTAGTAGTAGTTGCGCCACCAGGTGCTGGAAAAACCCTTGTAATGTGCACAACTATTCAAGAATATCTTGCATTGCATCCTCTACACTCTGTTACTGCGATTACCTTTACACGCAAAGCTGCACACGAGTTGGCAGAACGCATACACAATCCAAAAGTAAAAACTGGAACTATACACGCTTGGGCATTACAACAATTATATGCTCTTGGCGCAAAATATAGTTTCACAGTAGAGCTTTTGGAAGAAGAAGAAATGCGACGCATAATGCAAAAAATTGCTTATCGTAAGAATATGAAGTTTGTTAATATATTCCAATTGTATAATTATATTGTTGGTAATATCAAAACCATTGATTTAGATGATGCAATAGTAAAAAAGTATGAAAAAATTAAAGCATTATATATAGAATATAAACAAGAGCGCGGTTTGTATGATTTTACAGACTTGCCGCAATATTTATTAGATACTTTAAATGAATATGACGAAGAAATTTATGACATTGATGGATTATTTGTAGATGAATTTCAAGATATTGATGAAATACAATTTAAGATTTTTGAAAAAGTTTGTGCAAGTAAAAAGTTTTTTATTGGAGATTTTCGTCAAGCAATTTATGGTTTTAATAATGCTCTTGAAGATATTTTTGAAAGACTCGCCGCATCAAATTTTAAAACCTATTATTTAAATACTAATTATCGTTCTAAACAATCCATAATGGATGTAGCAGATAGTTTTAGAGATAGCTGTGAAGGCGATCAATATATCACTACACTACGAGAACTTAAAACTAGCCCTGTAATATGCAGTCGCGGCAAAGGTGGTATTGTTTATTTTGTTGATGAAAAGAAATACTGTATTACTACTGGAAATGCAGAATCGGAAGATCCTTTAGTTATAATTAAAAGATTGCTTACAATGCCTGGTACTATGGTTTTGTGCCGAACAAACAAGCAGGTGCGCAAACTACAAGCAATAGGTATCCAAAATTGCAGTACAGTACACCAAGCAAAAGGTTTGGAATATGATAATGTAATTTTGTGTGATATATTTGTTAATAATGAGGAAGAGCTTAATGTCGCATATGTTGGAATGACAAGAGCAAAGAATGAGTTATGTGTAATTAACTTTGATGTTTTTGTTGCAATACTATCAACTATGAATTTAGATACTGTTATTCCGCAAACTAAAAATACACTTTTTTAAAATTTAACAAGCCAGAGTTTGACATAAGCTTTGGCTTGATTTTTTATTTATTTTATGTTATAATTTTTATATAAGATGAGGTGAGAGTTTATATGAAAAAATTTTCTATTGTTAAAGGTATCAACTTATAATGTTTGTTTGGGAAGATTTTTGGAACGCAATTAAAGTGTATTTTGTATTAGTTGGTGTGGCGTTGACTGCATTTTTATCTATCGGTGCAGTATATCTTGCTTGGTGGATAAATGACAGTTTTGGAATAATAGTTTTAATTATTCTTGCCTTGTTAGCACTTATTGGCGGCGGAGCCATACTGACTGATGAAAAAGAGGAAGAGAAATGAATAGACAATTATTTTTAAATGGTGATATTAACAGTTATACTGTTCAAAGTATAATATATGATATAATTCAAATAAATCATGAGGATAAGCAGAAAGAAGAGCATGCTGCTCTTAATAATCTTCCTATTTTATCACGCGAACCAATTAAATTATTTATAAACTCGCCCGGTGGAAGTGTTTATGATGGTTTTGCATTAATAGATGCTATTAGAAATAGTAGAACTCCAATTCATACAATTGCTTTAGGGTCAGCTATGAGTATGGGAATGTTAATTTACAGTGTTGGACACAAAAGATATGTTGGAGATTATGCAACATTAATGTTTCACGATGTTTCTAGCGCAGTTGCGGATAAATTAGAAACAATTAGAGATAAAGTGGGAGAATTAAATCGAATACAAGCTATGATATGTACTGTTGTGGTTAATAATTCCAAAGTTCCACTAGAAATTTTGGCAAATAAATTAAGCCAAAGAGAAGATTGGTATATTTCTGCAAATGAAGCAATAGATCTGGGTTTAGCAGACGATTATTTTAAAGGTTTTTAAAGAGAAAGGAAAGAAAAATGTTACAGCCTGCAATTTTATATAAAGAAGAAGTTTTACAAAAATTACACGAAACTTGGTATGATGAGAAATATAAATGGGTTTATGCAGATGGTTTTGCAGAAGAATGGACTATAGATGTAAACGGATGGAATTACATTCAATTAGTCTCTATACACAAAGATAAAATTTTAGGTTTTATTCAATATCATACAATTCGCAGCAGTAGAAATGTTAATGGACTGACAATTGTCGGATTTGAAAATAATCCTTTGTTTATTAAAGACCTTTTGCAAGCAATAGACGATATTTTTAATAAATACCATTTTCATAAACTATCATTTAGCTCTGCTTTAGATAATCCTTCTGCACGAGTTTATGATAAATATATTGGAATTTTAGGTGGCAAAATGTACGGAATTAGTAAAGAGCAGTGGCTAATGTCTGATGGTCGTTATCATCATGTTAAGCATTATGAAATTTTAAACCACAACTATAAGGGTTTAAAAAGTATTCGAGGTAAAAATGAAACAAAAGAATGATGAAAATCAAGAAATAAGATGGGCAGATTGGTGTGAATATTGGTTACATGAAATTTGTCCAATGACACAAACGAAATGCCCTTGGAGCGATCTTGGAGGTTATCCAATCAATCAAGAATGTCAATTTTATAAAAATAAGCATAAAAACTTGACAAATACCTAAAAATATGTTATAATATTTTTAGAAGAGAAGAGAAGAGAGCAAATGTATAATAATTTAGAATTTTTAGATTTTCTTTCTATTATTTCTTTCATTATGCAAATAACCCAAATAGAAAATAGTAATCATCATATGCAAGAAATTGAAAACAAATTAGATTATATTATTCACAAACTTGATTTGGTTGATGATAAAGTATTACAATCTTTAACAGAAAGGTACGGAAATAAATAATGATAAATAATTTCGAAAAATTTTACACAATGACACCAATGAAATATTATGATTGCGGTGGAGATTTTTCCAAAGCAAAAGCACAAGCGATGCTTACGAATGAAGGTAAGGCATATATTGCAACCAGAAAAAATGACGGTGAATGGTGCAGAATAATTAAAGATGCAGAAGGAAATATAAAAGCACAAAGCAGAAGCATAAGTAAGGTAACTGGTGAATACGGTGATAAAACGGAACACATTCCTCATATAATAGATGAAATGCATTCTTATCCTTGCGAAACAGTATTAATCGGAGAACTTTGTTTTGAAGATATTACTAAAACAAGCAAAGATGTGGGTAGCATACTTCGTTGTAAGCCTGATAAAGCAGTTGCGCGCCAAAAAGATATAAAGTTAGTATTTAAAGTTTTTGATTGTCTTGCTTTTGCCGGTATAGATTTAATGGAAAAACCATATTGGGAAAGATTTGCAAATGCACGCGATGCAGTAGTGGATTTTGGATATTATATGTCTATGACAGATGCAGTAGAATGTGGAGATTTTGAAGAATTTTTACAAGAAATACTTGCAGCGGGCGGAGAGGGTATTGTTATACATCGTAAAGACGCAAAATATAAACCCGGTGCCAGAACTGCTTGGGACACACTTAAAGTTAAAAAAATTGTAGAAGAACTTGAACTTCCTATTGTTAGCTTTATAGCACCAAATAAGGCTTATTGCGGAGAAGATGCCAGCATTTGGAAATATTGGGTTGGCACCAAATCAGACGAAACAGAAGTTAGAAGTTTGGGTAGTCCGGACTCTACTATTGATGTGATAAAATGGGAGCCAGTAACTAAACCTTACTGGATGGACTGGTATAATGGAGTTATAGTAAATAATCAAGGAACTTTAGTACGAGTAACTAGCGGTCTGACAGATGAAGATAGAGAGTGGTTGGCAACAGAAGAGGCAAAGAAATTACTTGATGAAGGAAGTCTTGTTGCTACTGTTAGTGCTATGGAAATAGATAAAGACAGTGGTAGTTTAAGACATCCTCGTCTTATTAGAATACGTACGGAGGCATAATATGACTATTGAAATGTATAAAAAAGCAGTAACAAATAGATTGCTAGATATTATATGTATTTGTAATAATAGAGAAGACGTAGACATAAGATGTAGAAAAGTAGCATGCACTACTGCAGATTTAATTAAAGATTTAATTAACGATGATGTCAATTTATATTATGCTTTAACCGAGCAGGTATCAGAAAATGGAAATACAGTCGAGTAATATAAATACAGAGAATGTAGAAGTTTGGAACATTCACGATCCATTTATGCCTACACAATATGAATTTAGAGGCTATCTTGATAGTTGGAAGCAATGTAGATGCGGCCGGACCTGCAATATGCGTGATAGATATTGTGGAACTTGCGGACAAAAATTAGGTTTTCCTGATTTTCCTGAAGAAAAATAAAAATTTTGAGCCAAAACTTGATTTTTGGCTCTTTTTATGTTATAATTATTATAGAAAAGAACCGAGAAAGGAGTTTTCAGTGAAAAACAAAAAAGAATTTTGTGTTTCTGTGATTAGAAGTTATTTACGAACTAAAAAAATTTCTTTTAAAGAAATTGAAGCAAACAGTGGTACAATGTATTTCAGATTGTTGTTGCCAACTTCTGCGCCATGTTTGAGATTAGCGGACCACCCTTGCGGTAAGAGTAAACCTAGTGTAACAATTTATTGGATGGTCGGCACAAATGCTAAAAACAAACATTTAAAGCGTAGAATTGAAATGACAATTGATAAGATGATACGAATTTCAAAAATCGGAACAACTTTAGGAACAATAAACAGATTGGAGAATATGCATGGATAAACAAAATATAAACTATGGCGCAGAAGACATAGTAAGCTTATCTGCAGGCAGAGCATTTAGAGAAAAAATAGGAATGTATCTAAGTGCCGATCGACAAGAAGCAATAAATCTTGGCTTGCGCGAATTAATTGTTAATGTACAAGACGAATATGAAGTGTTTAAGCCAAAAAATCCGTTATTGAAAATAACTTTGGATACCAAAACTCACACTATTAGCGTAGAAGATAATATGCGTGGCATACCAGTAGGTATAAGAAAAGATGGCATGAATTCCCTTACTGCTGCGTTTTTGATTCCTCACTCTGGCGGTAAGCATAGTGAGGGAGCATATTCTAGTGCAGTTGGTATTAATGGAGAAGGAAATAAGGTTGTATGTCACACAGCCAAGTGGCTCGAAGTTACTGTTAAGCGAGACGGCAAAGTGTATAAACAACGCTTTGAGAGCGACAATGAAGGCGCCAAAGCAATTACAGGAGTAATAGAGGCCAAGGGTGATAATACTACCGGCACATATATTATATATAAACCAGATCCAGAAGTATATGGAGATTGTTTTATAGATATTGAATCTTTGCGCGATATGTTAACAGAAATTTCTTATTTTACAATAGGACTGAAGATTATTCTTGTAGTTGATGGAAAAGAGGAAATTTTCTTGTGTAAAAATGGTTTGGTTGACGGACTAAATCATCCCAATCCCGTTTCCAAACCGTTTTCATACTTTTACGAAACAGATGATTGTAAAGTAGAGTTAGCTTTGCAGTGGGTAAGCAAAAAAGGCGAAATTAGAGGTTATGCAAATGGTTTGTATATGCCAGATGGAGGCGCATTTATTACTGGTTTTAAAACATCGCTTACAAAAGTGTTTAATAATTTAAGCGGTGAAAAATTCACAGGAGAACAAATCAGAGATGTGTTAGATGGTTTTGTATCTGTAAAAGTGCGCATGGGTCAATTTTCCAATCAGGCTAAAACAGCTCTTGCAAATCCCGAAGCGCGCACAGCAGCCTCAACTGCAATCACAAATGCAATAAAAGATTTTGCATCAAAAAATGCGGCAGATTTTAATAAAGTTGTAGAATTATTAAATAAGGTTGTTAAAGCAGAAGTTGCGGCAGAAAATGCTCGAAAGAAAGTTTTAGAGTCAACAAAAGAAATAGAAAGAAATCAAAAACGCAAAGTATTTGCGAGCGACAAATTGAAGGATGCAGAATTTTTAGGTGAAAATAGTACTCTTCTTATTGTAGAAGGTGACTCGGCTTTGGGTGGAATTGCTCAAGCAAGAGATTACACAAAGTATGGAATACTTGCGATACGCGGAAAAATTATAAATTGCCTTGCTAATAAAGAAGAAGATATTTTTGATAATGAAGAAATTAAGTTGCTATTAAGTGCAATGAATATTATACCGGGAGCATACAATAATAAAAAGCTAAGGTATGGTAAAATAGGAATTTGTGTGGACGCTGATAGCGATGGCGGTCATATAGCATTACTTATTATGGCAGCACTCTATCATTTGGCGCCCGATTTTATCAAAGAAGGAAGATTATGTTGGCTACATTCTCCCCTATATATAGTAACTAATGGCACTAAAGAGTCATATTATTATACAGACGAAGAGTTTGATAAAGTACGCAGTAAAATTACAGGAACAGTTACTCGTGCTAAAGGTTTGGGTGAACTTTCATCTGAAACAGCAAAGGCATCTATGTTTACTGCTCCCCAACAACGCTTGGAAGTGTTATCTTATTCAACTGCTGGTGTAGAACTATTAAGTGAATTAATGGGTGACGACTCTGAGTTGCGTAGAAATTATATAGTAAAAAATATTGATTTTAGTACGATAAGGGAGTAAATAAATATGATTGTTTTGTATTATAATCCGCAAGATTATAAAAATGTGGGTTATGAAGAATTAAATAATTTATATCATTATATATGTAAAATTGCTATAAAAGAAAATAAAGATAATCAAAATATAATTCTAATGCCAAAACATTTGGAATTAAGAGAATTAAATAATCAAGAACTTGTTGAATGGTATAAACAACTAAAAGACACTATAAAAACAGTAGAAAGGGAGCTGGGCGACAGATGGGAGAATTAAAACCAATTATAGAACAAAGTTTTAATCAATACGCAGGAGCGGTTTTACAATCAAGAGCGCTCATAGACTCTAGAGATTGTATTAAACCTTCTGCGCGACAGATTTTATATTCTATGCATGAACGAAAACTTGTGCATAATAAACCCCACAAGAAAACTGCAAATGCAGTTGGTATGGCAATGGCGGATTATTATATACATGGCGATGCTTCTTGTGAGGGTATTATCATGCGCGCAGGTCAAACATTTTCTATGCGCTATCCACTTACAGATGTTAAAGGTAACGCAGGTTCTTTAATTAAAAGCGGCAACTGGGCAGCAATGCGTTATACAGAAAGTCGTACTTCGGCACTTATGGAGGAAATATTTGGAGATATAGAAAAAAATACCATAGACGATTGGCGCAATAACTATGATAATACTAAGCAATATCCAGGAGTGCTACCTTCAAAAGGATTTTATAATATATGCAATGGTAGTTTTGGAATAGGTATAGGCATGAGCAGCTCCATTCCACAATTTAATCTTAAAGAAATAAATGCGGCTTTGGAGAAGTTATTACTAAATCCGAATATTCCAGATGACGACATTATTGTTATGCCTGATTTTGCAACTGGCGCTTGTCTACTCAACCCGTCAGAAGTAAAAGAAAGTTTGAAAAATGGTAATGGCAAATCTTGCCTTTTGCGTTCAGTTATTAACTACGATGCGAAAGAAAACTGTTTGGTTGTTACAGAAATACCTTATTCCGTTTATACAAATACTATTAATGCAGAACTTGACGCAATACTTGAAGATGAACATAATCCCGGTATTGATAGATATAACGATTTAACTGGTAAAACACCACTTATAAAAATATATTTAAACAAGGGCGCAAATCCTCAAAGTATTTTGAAATATTTATATAAAAACACTTCTCTCCAATATTGGTATGCAATTAATTTGACTATGCTTGAAAATGGTCGATACCCCAAGTTATTTACTTGGAAAGAAGCTCTTCAATCACACATAGATCATGAAAAAGTTGTATATCGTCGCGGTTTTGAATATGATAAAAATAAGGCAGAAGATAGACTTCACATAGTTGAAGGATTACTTATTGCTCTTGCAAATATAGATGAAGTAGTTCATACAATTAAAACTTCTTCTTCTGTTGCCGTTGCAAATGAACTATTGCGGAAAAAATTTATTTTAACCGAAACTCAAACAAAAGCAATTTTGGATATGAAATTGAGTCGTTTGGCACATTTGGAAGTAGAAAAGTTAGAAAAAGAAAAAGTTGAATTGCTTTATACAATTAATCAAATTTTATTAATTTTAAATAGTGAAGAATTATTTAATGAGCAAATCATTAAAGGATGGCGTGAAGTTTCTAGAAAATTTGGAGATGAGCGCAGAACAAAAATTACGCCAATGGAAGAAGAAGAAGCACCAAAGCTCAATAATAAAAATGTAGTAGTAATGATTACAGATACAAATGAAGTAATTGTTACAGAACCTTTTGATAAAATTAATGCTAGTGTCAAAACTCATGAATGGTATAAAAAGAAATTTAAAACTGGTTGTATGTGTAAACTTTTAGATACTATTTACTCCTATGGCGCAGATGGAAAAATATATAATATCAATCCTTTTAAAACAACAGATGTAACTGATTGTGTGGGCTTGTTTAGAACAGACGAAAAGAAATATATTATTCATGTAACGAACAAGGGAACAGTAAAGAAGTCGCTAATTACAGAATATAATGGTTTTAAACGCAATCCCGTAGTTGGTAAATTGCGTGATGGAGAGTCAGTAGTATTTGTTGGAGCAGCAAACGATGAAGATTATCTTTTGATGCTTGGTGTCAATGGTAAGGTAAGTAAGATATTAGTTTCTGATTTTACTACTACTGGACGCAACACAATTGGAGTAAAAGGTATGGCTGTTGGAGTAGTATCTGCATGCATAGCAAGTGAAAACGATCATATTGGTTGTATTAGTGATGAAAAGTATAAAATTACTGTCTGCTCTGATTATTCCATAAGCGGCAAAAATGCTTTGGGTTATGCTATTGCTGAAAATACGATTGCGCTGACTACAATCCCAAAGAAAGAATTTTATCTAATAGAAAACGGCGTTAAAATAACACATTTTGGAGCTTCTGAATACACTCCTAAAGGCAAATCTGCGCAAGGAAATAAAACAACAAAGGATGCAAAATTTATATGGTAAAACACAGATATGAAAATTTATGTAAAAAATATGACATTACCGTTGAAGAAATAGATGCGGCAATAGAGCAAATTAATTTTGGTGCTATTGCCTGCGATGGAATAGTATTAGTTGCTTTATGTGAATTAATTGTTTCGGGGGATATACCAGATGGCAAGTAAACGCAGTCCGTATGATTTTTATCCAACGCCTCAAAGTGCAATTGATGCATTATTGGAAAATTTAAGAAAATATAATATAAATTTGGGTGACAGGGTTTTAGAACCCTGTGCCGGCGATGGCGCTCTAATAGAGAGAATGAGTATGTATTATCCAGATAGTGAAATTCAGGCTTATGATATAGATGAAAGTCATTTGCCGTTTTTACAGAAATTGTGTGAAAGAGGAGATATACTTTGTTATGGTACGCACGATGTTTTAGATTTAACCCCAAGTGAAATCAACGCTTTTGATACTATTATAACCAACCCTCCTTTTTCTATTTCTCAAGAAATAGTAGAGCATATACTAGAACATAAAAAGCCGCAAACAACTTTTATAATTTTGCAAAGACTTGGATTTTTAGGTTCTCAAAAACGTCATGAAATGTGGAATAAGTATCCGCCAGACGCTGTTTGGGCCTTAAGTAAGCGACCAAGTTTTACCGGCTCTGGAACAGATGCACATGAATATGGTTGGTTTATTTGGGGCGATATTAAGAAAGCGCCGCCAGTTATTGCAATTTGAAATTTGACAAGTTTGAAAATTTGCTTTTTCAAGAAAAATGCGTTATAATATTTATAGAAAAGATGAAAGCGAGAAAAAAAATGAAAATTATTGCACGACCGCAATGCACTGGCAAAACAAAAGAAATCCTTCAACTTTCTATTGATACAGATACGCCAATTTGGTGTCTATCTGAAAGTAAGCGCAAAAGTCTTGAAGAAAAATCTCTTACTTATTTTGGTAAAATGGCAGAAGTAATATGCGGAAGCGAGCTTTTGCATGCAGAAGTGTCTGCTGTAATTATTGATGATGTAGAAAAGATGATTGGTTTTCTTGTTAATGATTATTCTTATTCACCAGTAGAAGTGGCGGCTGTTTCCATAACAACGGAAAATTGATTTTCAAAATTAGACAGCTTTGGAAGTTTGACTTTTATTAAAATTTATGATATAATATTTATAGAAAAAACACGAGAGATTTGCCCACTCTCTGTGAAATAAAACAAATAAAATAAACAAACAATTTTTAAAATTAAAGGAGAATATTTAAAATGGCAGATATTAAGATTACAGAGAGACCCCTTAGTGAGAACGCAAAAGTTGTTCTTGCTTATTTGAAGGCAAATGACAATGGAGAAGTTGGTTACTTTGGTAACGAGATTGCAGAGGCTTGTGGTATGAGCCCTGTTGGTATTCAGGGTACCCTTAATTCTCTTGTAAAGAGAGAGCTTGTTGGTAAGGGTCAGAGAGAGAAGGAATTCTCTAACAAGGCTGGTTCTGGTGTTAAGCCCTATACTACCTACTTCATTACTGATGCAGGTCGCGCTTACGAGGCTTAATTTAAGCTGTAAGCTACAACAAATTAACTAACTAACTTGTATTGATAAGAATTGGCGCTACGGGCTTAGCGCCTTTTATTTTCAAAATGGGTAAGAATATGAACATTACAAGATTTTAATATTTAATGGAGAAAAACAAATGATTAAGAAGAATGATGTATTTATTATCGGTGAAGTTGTAGAAGTAAAGACTGATGTTCGTATTTCTAGCGAAAACAAAAAGTACATTAGCGGAAAGGTTTCTGTTAAGGTAAACGATAATGGCGTAGAAAATATTATTGATGTTTCTATTTTTGCGTATGAAAAGACCAAGAATGGAACAGACAATAAATTGTTTAAGTCTTACACTACTCTCGAGAGTATGCTTAATAAGAGAGTTCGTGTAACTGGCTCTCTTGGTGAGGGCAGCATAGTAGATGAAAGCTCTGGAGATGTAAGACATTTCAATCAGATTAATGGCAAGTTTATTAACCTTGCTTACAATACTGACACAGAAGATAAGGCAACATTTGAGTTCTCTGGTTTTGTAACCAGGCCTATTTATGAGCGTAAGGATAAGGAAGACAATCTTCTCGGCTACCGCATCGAGGTTGCTCAGGCAAATTACAATGATACCGGTCTGTTTGTTATTCGTTTCGATGTGAATAAGAATGATGTAGATAAAGCTCGTGTTATCGAAGCTAATTATCTTACTAAATCAACCGTAGAATTTTCTGGAACACTTGGTTCTATTACTTCAGTAGAGACCAAAACTGTTCCCGCAGATTTTGGTGAACCCCTTGTAAAGACTTTTGTTAAGACTGAGAAGACTTATACTATTCAGTCTGGCACCAATCCTCTCGCAGAAGATGATGAAAATGCATATAGTGAAGAGATGATTAAGAAGCTCGTTGCCGCATATAAGCAGGCAGACGCAGAGAGAGTAGAAAAGGCAAGAAATGCAGCAACTGAAACTGCATCTGTTCCTACTATGAATGCTGCAGCAGCCGCTATGGGCGCTATTACTCGTAGCGCAACAGCTTCTCTTATATAAGAGGTGAACGGGTATGGCAATCAATCTTGATGATGTAAAACCTAATGTGGTTACTGCCGACCCTGTGAGTAAAATTTGGTTGTTTTATGGAGAGATGGGCACAAGAAAGACTTCTGTAGCTTGTGCCTTCCCCAACCATTTGCTTATCGCTTATGATATTGGATATAAGTTTATTAATGGCGCTAATGCTCTTCCAGTACAGAACTGGAATGATTTTAAGAGTGTTACAAAGCAGTTAGATTTACAAAAGAATAAAGATAGATTTTCTACCGTTATTATTGATACTGCCGGTAAGTGTTATCAAGCTTGTTACAAGTATATGTGTAACCAGATGGGAGTTAGTGATCCCACAGAAGCAGGTAAGTATGGTATTGGTTGGAAGAAAATTCGTGATGAATTTGAAACCACTATCTATTCTATTGCACAAAAAGGTTATGGTGTAATTCTTCTTGCTCATTCAGATGAGGTGGAAAAGGAAGATTCTACAACAAAACAGAAATATATCCAAACAAAAATTGATACAGATAGACGACCAGAAATTATCATAAAACAGATGTCAGACTTTGTGTTTTATTTGCACAAAGAAATAAAACCAGAAACAAATGAGCCTACAGTATATGCTTACACCAACTTGGTTCAAATTGATACAAAAACGCGTAGCCGTTATTTCTCACCCAAATTTGAGTTTACATATGAAAATTTGTGTGCCGAACTAGAAAATGCGGTGGCAAAGCAGTACGAAATGGAGAATTTGGCACGTCCTGAAAACTATGTAGAAATAAATCCTTATGTTAAAGAAGCGGTTAATTTTGCAGAATTAAAAGCAAAAGTAATTAGTTTGGCACAAGATTTGCTGGGTTGTGGAAATATTTCAGCTGAAAATGATACAACCACATTGCTATCTAATATGTTTAAGGGAGTGCCCGTCAGTCAGGTGGAAGAATCACCCGCAATGATAGAAACCCTACAAGTTGCTTGTACCTCTCTTGAGGAAATAAAGGAGCGTTATAGTGTGTGAAAAACCGTATTCAAGAGCAGAGCTTGAACAATTGATTAAAGATTTGCTTGATATTACGGAGCTTCCATTTCAAATTAAACGACAAATAAGAGATTTTACTGAGCGCGGGTTTACCTACAAAGGCATAGCCCGTGCTCTTTGTTATTTGATAGATGCTAAAGGTTTTAATTTTAGAGCATCATATCAACAATATGGAATTGGAATTGTAAAAACCGTATATATAGAAGCGCAGAACTTTTTTGAAAAGTTAAGACAAGAAAAAGAAAAGCAAGCTCAAAGACAACAAGAAATCATTTTAGCCGCAAACAACAGTTCGCAGACAATTTATTGCGGCGTTGGTGATATAAAAAAGAAAGTAAGAAAAAAAGGCATAGATATTTCAAGTTTATAATGGAGTTTAAGGACTAATGAGTATAATTAAAAATGAAGATTTATTTAGCACAGAGGCAGCCATGTATGTATGTGGTTGCATTATGCGCAAACCAAGTTTATTGTTGGAAACGGATAGATATATACTCACAGTCCGTGATTTTCCACATAGAATTTTTAAAATCATTTTCTCTTGTTTATATAATATGGCATATGAGGGTGTTACTGAAGTAGACCCAGTATCTTTTATTACATATTTACAGCGCACTGAAGTTCAATTTGAAGTATTCAAAAGTGCAAATGGTGAAATGCTATTAAATATGGTATATGAAAATGCTGCAAATTGGAATGAATCTAATTTTGAAGCAAATTATATGTGGTTGAAAAAGCTATCTACTTTAAGAGATTTGCAGGAAAATGGTTTTTCTATTGATGATTTTATTAAAGATGATGCACTTTCTCGTGCGGAAAGTTTTGAAAAATTAAACCACACTACAATTCCAGAAATTATACAAAAAGTAAAGAATAAGTTACAAATAGTTGAAAATAATAACTATAAATCGCAAGAGGTAACTGGTAGTGCCGCATCCGTAGGAGTCAGAGAACTTCTAGAAGAATTGAAGAATATCCCTGAAGTTGGTATTCCTATTGAAGGAGATATATTAAATTATACAACCAGAGGATGTCGTAAAGGTAAGATGTATATGTATTCTGCTCCTTCTGGATTTGGTAAGACGAGATGTATGGTAGGTAATGCTTGTCCTATAGCTTTTCCTAAAATTGAAAGAGGAAAAATATTATCACGCCCAGATTTAAGCAAAGTGTTGTTTATTGCAACAGAAATGCAAAAAGATGAAATACAAACTCTTATTTTAGCTTGGATTAGTGGCGTAAATGAAGAGCATATTTTGTTGAACACTTGTTCACCAGAAGAAAAAAGATTGCTCAATATAGCCGTTAATATTATGGAGAAGTATCAAGACAATTTTATAATTGAAATTGTTACAGATCCTGGTGTAGCTAAATTAAAGCGTATGATAACAAACTATATAATTGAACAAGATGTACAATATGTATTTTATGACTATATATTTACTTCACCCTCTCTTATGGCTGAATTTCCTAGTGTTAGAGAAGATGTAGCGTTGATGATGTTATCAAATACTTTAAAAGAAATTGCGGCAGAATATAATATATTTATAATGACTGGCTCTCAGCTGAACGGAGAATGGCAGAAAACAACAGTACGAAATGCAAATCTTTTACGTGGTGCTAAGGCATTGGCGGATAAGATAGACGTTGGTATTATTGGTGTATTAGCCACTCCAGAAGAGTTGGAAAATATTGCTGATGTATTGACAACCATGCATTATCAAAAACCTAATGTAGTTATGGATATTTATAAAAATCGTCGCGGCAAGATGTGCAATATAAAAATATTTAGATATTTTGATTATGGTACATGTCGTAGCCAAGATATTATAGCAACACATCAAGATTACAGCGGATTGGGAGATTTGCCAATCTTAAAATATGCAACAACAGAAGAGGAAATGAGTGCTTATGACATTAACTGAAATTAGACAATCTCTATCTGCGGACAATATTATGCAAATATTGTCCAAGTATAATGTTTATCCAGTAATGCAAACTGAAAGCGCTATTATTTTCCCTACTTGTTGTCACAATGCAGTCGGCGGCTCAGCTAAATTGTATTACTATATGGATTCGTGCTTATTTCACTGTTATACAGAATGTAATGCTAGTTTTGATATTTTTGAATTAATTATCAAAATTGAAAAGTTGCGCGGCAAAGATATTGTTTTATGGCAGGCATTGGATATTGCGGGAATTAATCCTCGTAGTGTTCAAGATATGAGTAATGATACTGAATATCAAAAAGCAGTTGATTATATGTATCAGTTTACAAAGTCTATTTATAAAACTATGGATTTGCCGCCCATTGATGAGTCGGTGTTAAAGGCATCTATTTTTAATACTGATGTTTTGTCCATATGGGAAATGGAGGGTATTACTCTATCAACTATGAAAAAATATAGTATAGGATATGACCCGATTGCAAACTGTATTACAATACCAATTTTTGACGACAAAGGAAAGTTAATTAGTGTAAGAGGTAGATATTTGGCAGAAGAAGAAAATGTTAAATATAAGCCAATTACATTTGGAAATAAAATTTTATCCGCGCCAAGTTCGCAAATATTATTCGGTTTAAATCAAACCATAAACGCAATTAAAAACACTAAAACTGCTGTTATATTTGAGTCAGAAAAGTCCGTGTTGATGATGGACAGCTATTTTGGAAAAAACAATAATAGCGTAGCGACACTTGGTAAAAATATTTCTAATCAGCATATACTTTTATTAAAAAATGCTGGGGCAGAGGAAGTTATTTTGGCTTATGACGCGGATTATCGGACAGAAAAAGAAACAAAAAATAAATTTGAAGAATATAAAAAGATTGCAAAAACTTTAGCGCCATTTTTTAGTACGAGCGTTCTTATGGATTGGTCACATTTGTTACCATATAAAGCTTCGCCTATTGATTGTGGCAAAGAAATTTTTAATAAGTTATTGGAGAGTAGATATTATGTTAAATTTTAAATTAAATCCTAATGCAATTGATAGTAATTCTACTGCGCCTTTGGCTGATTATTTGCGCTCATTGGGTATAGAAGCAGTAGAAGAATTTATGAAAGTTCCAAATAGATCAAATGAACTTGATGGGGAACTTTTAGAAAATGCTTTACATACAGTAGCTTGGTTAAATAAATTATTTACTGAAAATAAGAAATTCTTTTTAATTGTAGACTGCGACACTGACGGTTTTACATCCTCTGCAATATTTTATAATTATTTTAAAAAGCTGTTTCCGGATGCGGACATACAATGGATGTTACACGAAGAGAAGCAGCATGGTATAGAATTGGATAAAATACCAGAAGATAGGGAAGTTATTATAGTACCAGATGCAGGTAGCAATCAGTTACATGAAATGGAAGTTCTAAATGCGCAGGGTAAATATGTATTTATTATGGATCACCACCAAGTAGAGAAGCCTATTCCCGTAGGCATGGAGTATATAACTGTGGTTAATAATCAGACGTCTGATTTATTTTCCAATAAGGCCTTAAGTGGTGCTGGAGTGACATTTAAAATTGTACAACTATATGATAAAGTATATAATTGGCATGGTGCTAATGAACTGTATGATCTAGCAGCTTTGGGAATTATTGCAGACTGTATGGATAGCAGAACATTAGATAATAATTATATTATCTACAGAGGATTAAACAATGTGGTTAATCCAATGTTTAAGGCACTTTTAGATAAGCAAGCGTATTCTATTGAAGGTGATATTCCTACCAAAATTGATGTTGCATTTTATATTGCACCCCTGATTAATGGTACGATTAGGATGGGAACAATGGAAGAGAAAGAACTTCTGTTCCGTGGTTTTATTGAAACAAAACATACTGAATTTTATCCGCACGAATGGCGCGGCACCACTACGATGGAAGACTTTTATCATCGTTCTGCTCGTATAGCCTATAATGTAAAGAACGAACAAAACAGGCTAAAGATGAAATGCTTGGAGTTTCTTCAGAAGCGTGTGGAAGAAAATGGTTTAAATAATAACCAAATTATTGCTGTTGTTGTATCAGATGATGACGAGGTAGTTGTTCCAAAAACCATTACCGGACTTGTGGCTATGGAATTGTTAAGACTATATGGTAAGCCATCACTAGTATTAAGACCGGTTATCGACGCAGAAGGCAATAAAACTTTTGCAGGAAGCGGAAGAAGTTATAGTTATGAGCAACTTCCTTCATTTTTGCAGTTTGTACGCGACCAAGAAGAAAGCGTATACGCTCAAGGACATTCATGCGCGTTCGGTGCCTCTATTAAGGCGGAAGAGTTTGAACATTTTATTGAAACTTGTAATGAAAAAATGTCACATATTGATTTTTCCAACAATGCGATTATGGTAGACGCTATATTTGAGAATAATATAAACCCATTATTGATATACGAATTTGCTCAGGGAAAAGCCATATATGGCAATAGCATACCACAACCGCAAATAGCAGTTCGCGCCAGAGTCAATAAAAATGATATTCGTATTATGGGAAAAGATGCAAGTAGCATTAGAATTACAATTAAAAACATTCCATTTGTAAAATTTAAAGACGCTGAACTGGCAAAAAAATTACAAAGCGCATCTAATTTTATAGTTACTGTTATAGGTAAGCCTGCTCTTAATACATATAATGGAGCGACTACCTCTCAAGTAAAAATTACTGATATAGAAGTTGAACCAATAGCTAATACTGGAGGATTATTTTAATGGATACTTGGTATAAATATAAAAACACTAGTTTTAAAATAGATTTAAACAAAGTTAATATTTCAAAACAAATTTGTTATGGGAACTTTTTATTGGCATCAATTTTGTGGAAAACAATAAAGAGCAAGCCTTCACAGTCTATGTTCAATAAGTTTTTCTCTAATGCTGCTATTGTTCTTCAAGCAACAGTTGCGCAAAAGGGCTTTAACAACAAAGAAATTGGCGATGCTTATAATTATATTGATAAGATTACTAAGGATTTAATTGCAAATAGCAATAGCGCGGAAGATTATGCATTGATGCTTGGAAATATTTCCGAGTTCGATGATATGAACTACACTTTCACGGAATTGATTGCTTTTGTGCGGGCAATTGCGACAAAAATTTGATTTTTTGTGAATTTTGTGTTATAATATTAATAGAAAATAATAAAAGGAGAGTTTTATGAATATTAATACATATGCAAGCTTGCATAATCATTCAGAGATCTCCAATCTGAAGTTAATAGATAGCATAAACAAAATTGAAGATTTAATCCAATATGCCGTGGATTTAGGATTGGCAGGAGTGGCTATAACAGACCACGACTCTGTTGGCGGCCATGTTCGTGCATGGAATTATTACAACAGCCTGCCAGAAGAAGTAAGAAATAATTTTAAACTTATTCTTGGAAATGAGATTTATCTTTGTCGCAGTGACTTGACTGCAGAGACTCATCAAAAAGGCGAAAAATTTTATCATCTTATTCTAATCGCTCTTGATGATATTGGTCACGAGCAAATTAGAGAATTAAGTACACGCGCTTGGTCTCGTTCTTATATGAAAGCAATTATGAGAACGCCAACTTATAGTGAAGACTTGTTTGATATTATTGGCGCAAACCCGGGGCATGTTATAGCAACAACTGCTTGTCTTGGTGGATATTGTGGCTCGAAATATGCGCTCAGAGAATATGAAGCAATTGAAAGACATCTTGGTATGATGGAAGAGCTGTTTGGTAAAGAGAACTTTTTTATTGAACTACAACCCTCCAAACAATCTGACCAGTTGATGTATAATAAATATATGGCTGCGACATATTGGGATAGATATAATTTTATTTGCACAACAGACTCGCACTATTTGAAAAAAGATGATGCAGCAATTCATAAAGTATTCTTAAATTCTAAAAGCAGTGGTGACAGAGAAGTAGACAGTTTCTATGCCTCCGCTTATATGATGGGATTTAAAGAAATACAAGAATATTTTGATAATGCTAATATGCATGACGAATTTATGCAAATGGCGGCAAATACACTTTCTATTTGCGAAAGAGTGCAAGGATATAATTTAAAACAAAACTCAATTATACCTAAAATTAAATATGAAAATAATTCAGAATCTGTATTGGCAGTTAATTCTTTTATAGAATGGGCACAAACCATCACTTCTGATGTAGATTATATTCTTAAAATGTTTACGGAAGTTAATCCCGCAGATGTTTATATGCTTTATCTTGTTTCTCAAGGTTGGCACAAAATTAAAGACCTACCAAATCAAGAAAAATATATTGTAGAGTTAAACTACGAATGTGAACAATTATATAAAATTAGCAAGCAACTTGAACAAAGTATGAGCGACTATTTCATCACAATGGCAAAGATGATTGACATTATGTGGGAAGAAGCTGGTACACTTGTTGGTCCGGCTCGTGGTTCCGCAGGTAGTAGTTTGATTGCATATTTACTGGGTATTACACAGATTAATCCTCTTACTCAACCAGTAGAACTCCCATTCTGGCGCTTCCTACACGCAGAGAGACCTGGTCTTCCTGATATTGATATAGATACAGAAGCCGATAAGCGAGTTGCTGTATTTAATAAGGTAAGAGATTATTTCCAGTCTCTTGGTGGAGATATGATACACGTATGTACATACGGAACAGAAGGTAGTAAGTCTGCTATTAAAACCGCGGCAAGAGGTTTGGGTATAGATGATGATGTGGTTTCATATTTTAGTTCTATGATACCAAATGAACGTGGTTTTGACTGGACATTGAAACAATGTTATCTTGGAGACGATGACCATCGCGCTATCCCCGCATTTAAAGCAGAAATGGATAAATATCCTATGTTGTGGAAAGTAGCAAGTGCCATTGAGGGCATGATAACTAGATTAGGTTGTCATGCTTCTGGTGTATTAGCTCTTAACCAACCTATTTGGAAAAATAACGCAGCGATGAAAACCAGCAAAGGCATTCTGGTAACCGCGTATGACCTGGAAGATACCGAGCAGTTAGGTGGAGTTAAATATGACTATCTTACTGTACAAGCACTGGATAAAATACATGTATGTATGAACTGGTTGCTTGAAGATAAGCATATAGAATGGCAAGGAGACTTGCGAAAAACATATACTAAATATATTTCACCTGATGCTATCAATTATACTGATAAAGGTATGTGGGATAGCTTGTGTAACAAAGAAATTCCTAGTACGTTCCAGTTTGATACGGCACAGGGAGGACAGGCAGTTAATCTTATTCAGCCGCATAGTTTACTCGAGTTGTTAACAGGAAACTCTGTCATGAGACTTATGGCTCAAGATGGTGGTGAGTTACCTTTGGAGATATACGCAAAACATAAGGCAGACATTAATATTTGGTATAGAAAAATGCGCGAAGCAAACTTAAACGATGTAGAAATTCAAATTCTTGAATCACATTTGCTTCCCGTTTATGGTGTTGCGGCGTCGCAGGAGTCAATGATGAAGTTGGCTATGGATGACAAGATTGCGGGCTTTACTATTGGTGAAGCGAACATTCTTCGTAAGGCAGTAGCAAAGAAAAAGAGAGATTTGCTTGAAAAAGGTAAAAATCTTTTCTATCAAAAAGGATTGGAAAGAGGAACCAGACTTGAGTTATTGGATTATGTATGGAATGTACAAATTATGACGCAGGCTGGTTATTCATTCAGTGACATTCACACAACTGCATATTCATATATAGCAATTCAGGAAATGAATTTGTGTTATTTTTATCCTGATATTTATTGGAAAACTGCTTGTCTTTCTACAGATGCAGGCGCAATTAATGCAGAAGATTTTTATAACTTAAATGAGCAGAATATTGTAACGGCAACAGAAGAAGAAGATAAGCGTGAACAAAATAAGGTTCAATACGGTAAAATGGCAAGTGCCATTATTAAATTACAGGAATTTACTGAAGTTGCTCTGCCAGACATTAACAGCGCACGATTTGGTTTTACACCAAATGAACAAGACAATAGCGTAATGTTTGGGTTGAGAGGAATTTCTCGCGTTGGAGAGCCAATTATTCAAGCAATATTAGCCAAAAGACCTTTCACGTCTTTGGAAGACTTTTGTGAAAGAATGGTTGATGAAGATGGTAAGAAACAAATTAGTAAAGATAGGGTTGTTAATTTAATTAAGGCTGGTGCATTTAACCATATAGAAAATAAAGCAAGAGCAGAAATCTTATCTGATTATTTGCATAAAACTTGTGAGCCAAAAAGTCGTTTGACATTACAGAATTTTGCTATGTTAATTGCACATAACCTTATTCCGCAAGAATATAGTTATCAAATTAGAGTATATAATTTTACCAAATATATTCGCAAACAAAAGTTAGCAAGCAGTTATATTTTGGACTCAGTTGCGATGGATTTTTATATGGAAAATAACTATCCAATGACTTTTGTAAAACAAATGACCAATACAGATGGCATGATTGTAAATACAATTTCTAAAACTACTTGGGACAGCATATATGAAAGTGAAATGAATAAAGTTCGCGCTTTTATAAAAAGCAATCATGATGTTCTATTGAATAACTTAAATGAACAGTTGTTCGCGGCTGAGTGGAATAAGTATGCTAGCGGCGATGAGTTAAAATGGGAGCTTGATTCTATGAGTTTCTATTATAGCGGACATCCACTAACTAAGGTAGAATTGCCTATTGAAATTTCTGGAGTAAAAGACTTGGTTGAGAACGAGTTTGATGGCTTTTGGACAATCAAAGGTAAGCAAGTGCCTAAATATAGATTGAGAACCATTATTGGCGCGGTTATTGATAAAGATACCACTAAAGGTACATTTACTTTGTCGTGTCCAGACGGAGTAATTAATGTTAAGGTATTTAAGCAACAATTTGCTCGATATGCGCACACTCTTTCTGAAACAGATGAAGAAGGAAATAAGACAGTGTTAGAAAATAGTTTCTTTGATAAGGGCACTTTTTTGGCTGTTACAGGCATTTTAAAAGGTGACACTTTTATGCCTAAAACTTATAGAAGCACTGGTTTTGATCCAATATTAAAAATTGTATTACAAGAAGATGGTTCATTAGATTATCTTATGCGCAAGGCGGAAGAATGATGATAGTTTTAATTTTAGATTTAGATTGGATATTTGATAAAAGCGAATTACCAAATGTAGATTGTATGAAGCTGTCGTCATTTCACAAGCAGCGCAAAGACACTGTATATTTTGTAGGAGATATGTCTGAGCTAACCATGACATATGATAGATTGTATGTATTCGGTGAATCGGACAGCACTCCCACGATGAGTTCAAAAATTTTAAATGATGAACGCACAGTATTATTTGGAAAAAGATTTGAGTTATGTGGTGCTAAAAAGTTGGGTACGGTAGTTATGGGATGTCGCCCTGATTATTTGCTTTATGATGTAACAGATGAAAAAAGTAACTCATATATAAAAGCTAATTTTGTAACTTTTTATACTGATTGCGGCGAAAAAATACAAAAGCGACAATCTTGGAAAAATACAAAAAAGGGTGTAAAGCGTACTATAGTTACTGATACTACTTTATGGCGGCAAAAACCAGAAGAAATTGAACAGTGTTTTGAAGAATTAAAAGGCGAAAAAAATATTGTTTTTTTAGCACCAATTTCCATTAAATTTTTAATCGACAACAGAAGTGTTCAAGAAAAATTTTTTAGATTACATTTCTCAAAAGGTACAAAATTTAAGTGGAGAAATGATATTGGTAGCGACGAACAATCAGCACAAAAAATTGTGTCATTTTTAAATGATTTTCGTAAACATACAAAAAGCAACATTGGTGCAATCCCAATTCGCGCTATAGAACAGGGCGAAGTAGAATTGGAAAGTTTAAAACGACTTATTAAAGTTTTTGCCATATTTAAACAAAATAAAATTAAATGCTTTTTGCCGCCAATAGAACATTTGGAGCGTATTACATTTCAATGGTTGCGTTCTTGGTGTGAAAAAGGATTTGAAAACAGTTTTATTGAGGAAATGGTATTTTTTGCTTCTGCTTCAAAAGGCACTAGATGGTTTCATATTATAAATGAGCCAAAATATTGGGGTACGCAAAAAACGAAGTTTTTAATTAACTTATTGTGTTTTAATGAATGGAGAGAACTATTGCCACAAATGAGCGTACAATGGGGCAATAATAGCATTGACTGTTCTTGTATAGACTTCAATATAATAGACAAATACGCATTTTCATTAATATAGGAGAATTTATGAAGCAATTATTTTTAGATATAGAAACGACAGGTTTTAGCAGAGATTGGAATGAAATTATAGAACTTGCGGCAGTTTTATATGATGATCAAAAGAAAGAAATGATAGATAGTTTCCATATGTATGCAAGACCGATTAAAGGCATTCCCGCTAATATTACCGAACTAACCGGTATTACTAATGAACAGGTAGCTAATTGTGGGCCAGAGTGGGATATGTTATTAGACTTTTGTGATTGGTATGATAACCATAGTGCAGAACAAATTATAGGTCATAATTGCAAAGCTTTTGATTTACAATTTATAAAAGCTAAGTGTGATAAATATCATTTAACTTGGAAGGGTGAAACTGTGCCAATTGTAGATACCTTATCCTATGCAAGACAATTGAAGAAGAAAGGTTTGCTTAATACCGAAAATCTTAAACAGACAACCATTGGTGCGCATTTTGGAATTAACTATGAAGCGCATTCAGCATTATCAGATGTAAGAGCCTTAATTAAAATTTATCAAAAAATGTTAGAATGTGAAACTCCCAATCGTGCAAATTTGGGATTTTAAGAGGTGAATAAAATGAATAAAGACTTATCTGCTTTTAGCACAGAAGAATTGGAAAACATGTACGAACAATGTCGCGTAGAAATGAGTAAAATGATTTTTAATCCAGATTTTGTTCTTATGTGTGCGGCAATAGAACAAGAATTAGATAAAAGAGGAAAACAATGAGTATTTCAAGAAACTCTGTTCTTGAAACTTTGACGCAAAAAGGTTTTAAATGCACTAATATACAAGAGTATAAAACTTTAGATACTGTACTACAATTAGAGTGTTCTGTTGGACATAAAATTTGTGCAGACTTTCGTACTGCGCGAGACGATAGATTTTATTGTCCCATATGCGAGGGTAAGAAAAGTTTAGGCACGCTTGTGTTTCATAAAGAACCACCAAAGAAAAATGGCAAGCGTATTGTTGCCATTGATAATGCAACCAAACATGCAGGCGTGGCAGTATTTGACAATGGTAAATTAGTACATTATGAATTGAAAGAGTTCGAAGGCGAACTAATTGATAGACTGCTTGCAAATCGTAACTACATACGAGATGTAGTAATTAAGGGTTGGCAAGCTGATTTAATTGTATTGGAAGATATACAATTGCAGAAAAATGTTACTATCTTTAAGACCTTATCTATGTTGAGAGGCAGTTCTATGGTTGCTATTAGAGAGTGCGGAATCACTTGTGAGGTTGTTCCTAGCGCCACTTGGAGGTCTCATTTTATGATTAAGGGTGATCGAATTGCGGAAAAGGCTCAAGCAATAGATAAAGTTATGGATATGTATGGCGTTAAGGTTGTAGACGATATTGCAGAAGCGATATTGTTAGGTAAATATTCTGCTGACGCAGCAAAAGTTACCAAGTTGTTTTAATGAAAAAAGGACAGTATAATTACTGTCCTTTTCTTTTTTATATAGATTTAATTAATTTTGCCAATATGCTTTGGTAACGACTAGGTTGTTCTACTGTTACTGTATCTTTTAGGGGCTCTCGTAATATTCTATTAATACCAACTACCCGTATCTCGTCAGTGAAAATTTTATCTAAGATTTCAGCAGCAGTAACTGAAGTTTCTTTATCTATATTATTAATATATTTATAATAATCTACTAGTTCTTCTTGTAAGTTTTCTAAGTCCCCCTCTAATTGAGCAAGTTGTTCTTTTTGACCTTGTTTAAGAGCGTACTCATAAAGTGCCGTTGCTTTTTCTATTCTATTAGTAATATAATTATAAGGAATGGCATTTAAACTATCTTTATTATAAACTTGTATTACGCTACCAACAGAAAGTCGAGGTAAGGCAATGCGTTCTAACATACCAATATCTAACACTGTTAAAGAATGTGATTCTTTTATTTTATTTATGTCTGCAAAATGAGTTACTGCTTGATTATATAAGCTAATTGAATTTAATTCATCTGTATTACTATAAGTTTGCTCATAAATATATTGTCCATAATTTTGATACAAAATTTTAAAGACTTGTTGATTAATTTGTGTTTGTATTGTGTCGAACTTATTTTTAATACCATTAGAACTGATTGTTTCTGGTTTAGGTGCATATTTATTTATTAAAGAGACAATTAATTCATATGCTCCTGGCGCAAAATCTCTATTGATTTTAAAAGAGAAACGAGAACATAAAGTTTGAGCAGTTTTAATTAGTCCTGTATAATATACATACTCTTCATTAAAATTATCGCCGTCTTCCACAGAATACAATTCTAAAATTTTGCTTTGATACATATTAATGTGTTCTTGAGTATCATTTATAAGTTTTAAGAAATAACTACTAAAAACAGAAGAGTTATTAGGTATATCTAATTCATCAGAATAACCTAATTTTTGTATAATATCAAAATATTTAGAATTTTTAATAACATTTTCTAAATCAAGCATAGTTTTACTGATATTATTTAAATAAGTATCCCAGGATGTGTCTCTAGCCTTTTTATTAGAATTTAATTCTTCCTCATAAGCAGAGCAAGCAGCTGCATAATTTTCTGCATAACTAATAAACATTTGTCGCAATTTGAACAATTTTCCTGTATAAGTATATAATTCTTCAGAATAATACTGAAGCTGTATGTTTAAATTACGATATGTTGTGTGTATTAATGAGTTTAAATACTCCCAATCATTTATACTCATTTTTCCACGAAAAGGAGAAAAATCTATTAAAAATTGTCCTAAATAGTCATTCTTTTGTGTTATAGAAAAAAATTCTTTTAATTCATTTTCTATTTGCGTTTTTACTTTTTGCCGATATTCTACTATATCTGTGTTATTTTGATAAATGGTTGCAGAAATATTATTACTATCTAATTGTCCATTAAGATAGTATTGTAATTCTACATCATATAAGGTATTATTATTCACTACATACCCTTCTACTCCAAAAGGATTATTTGCCTCTGGATTAATTGGAAATGTATACAAATGATAAGAAGAATTTGTTTTGGAGACAGTCTCAAATGAAATTTCTCCAAGATATTGTCCTTTAGTATCATTATAGCGGACAATATATGTTGCTTTATCCATTAATTCTGTTTCTTTATTTGCGCCAATTGTGCATCGAACAATAGGAACAAAAGCGGCAGAAGGAGTATAATTTTTTATCATATCACTAACCGCGCCTTCAATATCATTCCAATTTGCAAATTGCCCTCCGTTTGATATTGTATCTGCTATATATCTTTTTACAAAGGTCGGCAAAGGAGGTACCATAGTAATTTGTTTTTCATCTGCATCTGTTCCTCCAGATACGTGTAATATAGTAGTTAATTCTGTACCCTCATAAGAGGACGTGTAATTATGCAAGTTGTATTCCGGAGCATAACGATAACCTGAAAAAGTTTTATTTTTATAATCAACAAAATCTAACAGCCTTGTGTTATAATTTACAATTAATTCTGCACCTACTATATTGCAAGCTTCTATGATGGCGTTATAAGGATTACTATTGTTTATTTCAAAAGTAAATTTTTTAGATGGCAAAGTTAAATCTTGAGTTTGAGAGGTTACAGACCATTTGTAATCTAAAAAGTTATCTTTTAAAATTTCTCGCGTAATTTGATAAATATTTTTAGGTTGTAATAAATCTGAGTTAGATGCATTAATAGTCGAATAACTATAATTTATATTGTGCTTTGCCCATAAATATGTTATTTCATCTTCTGCAGTAATGTTTAATATAGAATTAAGTTCAGAATTTTCTGGTTGTATGTCTTTTATAATTAGTTCTATTTTTTTTTGTTGGTCTATAATTATATACATGCGGGCGCCGATAAAATAATACGACAACAAAGGATTACTAGATAAAATATTTACGCCAGAAGCTTCATCTTTAAGCATTTGTTTAGCAACTAAAGAAAAATTTAAGGTATATTGGCTATGTTTACCTTCATTTAATTGCTCATTATAAGTTGAAAATTGTAAAGTTTCATTATTGTTTATGGGAGAGGAGACTGGTATCCAATCTCCTCCTACATCTAAAAATATAGTAAACTCTCTCATTTTCGTTTACTCCTCTTCTTGAATATCGGATTGTGAAGTATTATTAATATTATTATTATGTAAAAAGTACACCTCACATCTTAAATCTCCACCAGAAATATTGGAAATATCCGCAGTTATTGTGAATGTTTCCTCTCCAGTATTTGGATCTATGTCTTTTGCCCAAGAAAAAGCAACAAATGCTGATATAAAGGGATTAACCGCTTCTTCGCCTGGAGTATCTTCTGACGGAGGTTCTTGGTAAAACCAATTAATTTGAGGCGAAGAAAGATTATCTACTGCAGATATAGGTCCAATTATAATCGTCCATTGATTTCCTTCCTTGCTGGATTTATCATTTGTGGCTTCAGATAACAGAAAGGTATTGAAACTTCCCATACCAATGGTAGGCAATTTATATTCAAGAAGAGATTTCTTTCTAAACCAATCTACATAATTTTGTTTATCAAATTGTAATAAATAAGGTTCATCCCTTGGCATTATGGGAGTATAATATTCATTAGATGAAGGATATTTCTTAAAATTAATAGTCAAGTTGTCGCCATAAATAGAACCAAATTCTGGTACTGGAACTATCAAATCACCACGCACAAAATTTTCAAATATCGAATCGAAAGGGCTTTCTTGTTTGTCGGCAAGGTCTTCATAATTAATTTCAGATTGATAATCGTTATCAAAACCCACCACATATGCACCAACAAAAGTTGGTATAGCAGGTCGCCATGAAGATTCTGGTACTGCGGATAAATAATATGTCTTAGATGGAGTCGTAATTACGCTTTCCCGAATTGAATTGTCCTTCTTATAATAACGCAATATATAAGATCCTGTCGGAAGTGTAACTCCATTTTCTGTTATTTCCTTCGACAGACAACTAATTATTACAAAATATTGTTCTTCATCAACTTTAATATACGGAACATTGGCGCCTATTAAATACTGGAGAGTATTCATATTATTATAAATCTTGTTTATTTCATCTCCAATAATATTAAAATTTTGATTAACGGCTCTTCCCCAGTTTCCACTTTGCCCAATAATTGGCAACTGTAGGCCTATTTTATTAATTGATGCCATTTATATAACCTCCGTATATTGTCTAATAGTTAAAGTGCCTTGAAAATTAGGCGTATAATTAGCACTTTCTTCTGCTGTTTCAATACTATTTAAAGTATTATACACATCTAGTATTGAAGGTATTACATAATATTCACAACCATGTTCAATAACAACTTCTGAATAAAAACCAAAATAACATTCCTCACTACCAATAACATCTGTATAAGAAAAATCTTCAGTACATTCCGTGTCATATAAAATAAAACAATTAGATGTTTGTGTTGGATAAGGATTAATTGCTTTAAAATCACCGATGTTTGAAAAATATTGAGTATTACTATCAAAAGTTCCAGGTTTACATAAAAACCAATTATAAGCAGTAGAAACCAACTGCTTAAAGTGTTCTTCTCCTTCAATTAAAATTGGCTTTCCAGGAGACTGCAATACTAAAGGAGAATAATTATATTGATTATTTATAACTTTCATTAAACCATTAAAATTAGCTTGTTGTGGCAATATATTATTGATAAAAAATAAATTAGAAGGGCTATTATATTGAATAACCTGTCTATCTCTAATTGAATTTTCTTTTAGTGTAAAAGATAGTGTGCTTATAAAATCATAACCTATTTTATCTTGTTTTATATCTAAGTTTAATTTATACAATCCTGCTATATAATTTTCCTTTTCATCAGAGCCATATGATACTCTATAATAAAATTCCGCCGAATCATCCCCTAAAAAATTAATTCTATAATGATAAGTTGTTTTTTTATCTGTAGTAACTCTATCATAAAGGACTACAGAAGGTAAAACAAGATTATTATTAAAAGCACCATCACAATTTTCTATCAATGCAAATTGATTTTCTTCAAGTTCTTGTTCTTTTAAATAAAATTCATTTTGAGCTGAATCAAAGTCTAATATAGCATCCATAGCATTACGTGCATAAGGAGAGGTTGTAGTAATAAAAGTAATTTCAAAACTTGCCACAAAAGTGTTATTATCTTGCTCATAAAGATTTGGATCTGAAACGCTATTAATTACAACATCAAATTCCCAATCTTGTGTAAAATCCATTTTAAAATTACCTTGCGCGCCAGCTTTAAGCCAATGCATCATATTTATTATTTGTGCTCTTGTTAAACCCGAGGCCATTAACACGAGCGGGAACTCACGCTGGGGGCGTGTAACCCCCAAAACGTGCTGTCCTTTTTGATATTGAGAAGAAACTAAATCAACTTGCGCACCAGTAGAAACATATAGTTTTAAATCATCAATATCGTTTTGAATAACTAAGTTGTATTCAGATGAATGTATATTATCAAAAGTGAAAAACATATATTCGTCATAATAGAAAAAATCATTTCTTGGTGTTAACATTTAATCCCCTCTCTTGAATTACTTTAGCAAACTCTTGCGCTAAAATACTTCCGGCTTTCTTAAAGTCTTGATTATTATTTAAATTATTGGTTTGTATAACAATTGAACCAATAGAAATAGAATTGGAGTCGCCATCAATGTTTTGCATAGCTTTTGTAGGAGAATATGCAAGTCCATCTAGCATATGTCGTATTAATAAAGTATCATCTGCACTTAAGAACGCTTCTGGTTTAGATGGAGTTCCATCTACCCAAGCAAGACCTGTATAGTTCACCAATCCACCAGATGCATTTTGAGTTGTTTCACCCAAGTCAATATATTTATCAACATTAAAATTAGGATCATTTACAATTGTATCAATCATTGTATCAATGTGAGTAATTTTATCTTCAATCGTTTTTAATGCTTTATCTCGTATCTCTTGCTTCCGAGCATCTGCTGCTTCCTCATCCAGTTCAGATAATTGTTGCAATAAGTCTTTCTGCATGCTCTTAGTAGAGCTTCCAAAACCACTGCTTAATGCTGCAATTTGTTTTACTAAAGATTCTCGTTTGGTTTCACGCTCTTGCTCTTCTTGTAAAGCATCCAGTTTATCAAAATAATTAGAATAATTATTTGACATTTTTTCAAGCAAATCTTTCTCTTGTTCATAGTAATCTTGCAGTACCTGTTTCTGTCCTTCGATTGCATTTTCACTATATTCAGATGCCTTTTTAAGAAGATCAATATTGGTATCATACCATGCAACAATACTGCTATCAATGACACCCTTTTCTGCTGCCGCTACCATTGCCGCTCTATCTTCTATCCAGTTACCTTCTGCATCCTGGAACAACAAACCGTTCTCTGTAAGAACTTTATATTCAGACTGCTGAGTAAAAGCCTCTAGTTGTTTCTTTTGTTTTTCATATAACATTAACAACTCTTGAGCATCTTCAAGTTCTAGCTGGTCTGCGGCTGCGATTGCATCTTGTACTTTTTGAATTTCTTTTTGCAACTTCAATTGCTCAAGTTCTTCTTTGGTAAGTGCTGCCGCATCTTTCCATGCCTGTGAATTATATAGCCAGGCATATTTCATAAGCTCCTGTTGCTGTTTTAAATACTCCAATTCAGCTTGCGCCATGCGTCGTTTTTCATCAGTATCAGCAAGCTCTAATGCACCTTGAACTTTTTGCATTTCAAATTGCCAGTCTTTTAATGCTTTTTCTGTAGCCTTTGTAGTTAAATCATCTCTGTTTAAAGTGCCCGCAAAAAATGCCTTAACATTATCAGGATCTTGAAAAAACTCTGCATTTTCTCTTTGTAGGGCGGCTAAATCAATGTTACTTAATTCACCCATAGCATATTTTTTGGAAGCTTCTATGATGTCATCATAAGAAGAATACTCTCTTACATAGTCTTCAAGCACATCTTGAGGAGTGGAGCCGATTATATCCATTAATAAATTAATAACATCTTGCTTTTTAAACTCATCATTGGATGCTGCAAGTGCCAACATGAAACTGTCTGCTGTTCCATCAGAAGAGGCGAAAGCGTTTGCTAACAATTGTTTGGTTTGATCTTCTGTCATCTTATGTTGTTCTAGCATGTAGTTGTATAATTCACCAAGCTCTACGCCAGTAAAGCCCCAATCAGACATGACACCAAGAGCCGCATCGCCTTTTTGACCCAACATGCCCATTAAATCAGCTACACGTTCATATTCTGCATAAACAGCATTAAAAGCTTTCTTGGCAGACTCTGGAATTTCCTTAACGGCATCATTGTATGCATCCATTTGCTCTTGTAAGCCTTCGCCATTTGCCTTAATCATTTTTAACACGCCTTCTTGCAATTCCCCTATGTTATCTTCTGATGCGGCAAAGGATCTAAATTCCGCCTCTTCCATAGTGTTTATAGTAGATTCTATAGCGTTTGCGGCGTTTTGTAATTGTACGGCAGTATAATTGGCACTTTCTTTTTCTAGCTCCATAAAAGCCTTATCTATATAAGCGGCTTTAATACTATCATTATAATCGCCTTTTTGTATACTTGTCTGTGCCTGTGTAAAAGCTTCATTTGTTAAATTTGCTATATCTTCGGCAGCTTGCTTTGCTTCTGCGGTGACTTTAGTCCAATTAACCGAGCCGTCTTCGTTCATGTAGTTATTTTCATCAGTAGATAAAGAAGAAATTTCTCCAGCAAGTTCTTCTAAGCGCTTATAATCTTCTTCAGTTTTATAAGTTTTTGAACTTAATAATTGATATTCTTTTGATATAGCAGAAAGATTTTGCTCTTTTACTTTAGCATCATATAGTTTCTCTTGTTTGTGTTCTAGCTGTCGTTGTCTACCCGCTTCGGTTTTATTGTCGCGCTCTTCTCTTCTGCGCATACGTCTATCTTCTCGACTTCGTTTACGTCGTTCTCGGTCTGCTTGTCTGTCTGCTTTTCTTTCTGCGGCTTTCTCGGTATTTCCAGTAAGCCTTTTTATAGTATTAGCAAGCCACGGAATAGTATCTTGGAGCCAGTTCATAAATCTTTCTCCAATTTCTTGAGTGTCAGCAAGATATTCATTAAAAACACGAAAACCATCTGCTAATTCTTGTAAAAACTCTGCTGCAACCTGTAAGCCAGGACTCAATCTTTTAAATATATTAAAATAATTAAGAACTCCACCTACAAGATTAATTAGATTAGCAACAAAATTAATTGCTTCAAAAATTATATCTATAATTGGCGGCAAAAATTTCATAACTGCGCCAAATATCCATGTTATTGCTTCTACAATTAGACCAAGTGCTGGATTCACTGCAAGCACAATGCGAATTATATCGGAAAAAGCATCAAATATTTTTCCAAGAAAAACCAAAAGCTTTGGAATTAAAGACAAATAATCTTTTAATGAACCGCCCATATCTTTGAAATGAGAAAATGCTCGTTCAAGAAGATAAAACACAGCTTCTATAATTAAACCAATCCATGTTAAAGAACTTTGTGCGGCTTTCAAAATACCTTTAAAAATGCCTTTGAATCCTGCTTCAGCTCCCTCTTTAAGTGTTTTACCAAAAAGCTTAGGAAAGAATTTACCAAAAATTTTAGTAATCCATTCTGCAATATCATCCCATAGTTTACCAAAAATATTTTTAGTAGTTTTAGTAACTTTTTTACCACCTTTAGCAATATCTACTAATACATCGTCAACAACTTGTGCAGGAGCCGACAACGACGCTTGAGGTTTTACTTTTGCTTTTATTTTAAATGAACGATTGGCCTGTTTTTTAATAATAGATTTAGAGGCCTGCTCTACAATCTCTTCGCTGCTCTCTTTATTAATAAGAGAGGCAGTGCTAGAAGCAGTAATTACTGAAGTATTAGAACCTACATTTAAACCAGCACTTTGTTTCTGTGCTGCTTGCAACTTTCTCTCTGCTGCTATTTTACGCTCAGTATTTCTTAAATAATCATCTGTTTCTTTATCATGTACATTACCAACGTCGACCATAATATCGCCAGTTTCTGCAATTCCTTGTTGCAACTGATTTTCTGCGACTTGCTCTTTGGCAATATTTTCAGTTATTACAACTTGTGTTTCTGTAGACGCTTTTTGCTTTTCTTTCTCGGTTTTAATTTCTTTTTTGCCAACAACTATCTTGCTTTTAATTAGTTCAACAACTTTAGAAATATTTGTGCCCCATTCTGCTAACTTTGAAGTAATTTGCATTGCAAAGATGGGTGTCAAAACCGCTCCTATGCCCACAACAACTGCACCCAAGATTTCAGTGTGGTTACTTACATATTCTAAACCAGAAGATATTTTATCTAAAGTGTCTATAAATACATCGCTATTAGTAACAGTAGTAATCAATTGCTGGAAACTAGTAGTCAATCTGGTGCTAGCAGCTTCCAAACCTTCCATATACTTTCTATGTTGGGCCATAGTTGCGCCTGCAGAAGTCATTGAAATGTTTAACAATTCTTCCGTACGGCCAAAATCTTGCATCATTGCAATTAAACGCGACTGTTGACGTGTACCAGCCAATGCCACAGTAACATTTGCTTGTTGGTTTCTATTTAAATCATCCCATTTGTGTCCAACTTCGGTCAAAACAAGCTCCAAATCTCTGAATTGACCATTTTGATCCATCAAAGAAACACCTATATTGTCTAAAGCTTTTTGTACTCGGTTTACATCTACGCCATCTTCTAAAGTTGCACCATAGTCAGTTAATTCTCTCATACGAGAAATAACTGTCTTCAACGCTGTACCGATGGTTTCCGGTGCTTCCTGTGTTACTTCTATGCCTTTTGCAAGCAATCCAAGAGTAAAGTCCATAGACATGCCGGCAAGATTGGCCTGAGCCGCGACCTTACTTAAAGCCACAGCTAGTCCTTCATAGTCAGTAGCAGATGCAGCCGCAAGCGCCGCAAACTTATCAGAAACTTCCATAGCCTGTTCCGCAGACATTTGGAAACCGTTCATGGCATTGGTCAACAACTCTATAGAACGAGTACCATCAATACCTGCGATTCTAGCAGCCTTTGCTGCCGCCTCAGTTAATACAAGAGCATCCTGTAAAGTTTTACCCTGTTGCAAATACTTTGTTGTCATATCTGCAATCTGAGTTGTGGTCATACCAGTTTGCTTTGCAAGATCTTGTAGTGTACCAACAAGTTGCCACGCCTGTTCACGCGACAACGATGTAACGACAGTCATATCAGTCAATGCTTTATCCATTTCCGTAATGGTTGCTTTAACTTGATTAACTACTCGTTTAAAACCGTTTAAAATTACACGATAAGATATAAAATTTAATGCTGCTTTGGTAATTACATTACCATTTCTTCCCAAGGCTTCATTAAACTCATCTAGTGCCTGTTTATTTTCTTCTGTTTCTATTTTTGCCTTTTTAGCTTCTGCAACATTGGCTTTTGTGGCACTAGTGTGCTTTTTAAGATCGTCAATTGCCTCAGTCATGGGTAATAGATAAGATGGCGCTCTTTCATTGCTACTTGAGAGCGTCTCTTTTCTTGTTTCTTTTAAAACTGCTACTTGTTTTTGTAGTTCACTATATGCTTTTTGTTCTTTTTGTAATTTTTGAACTACTTCCGCACTTTCTGTTTCTACTAAATCTGTATAAGTTTTATAAACTTTCGCAATAGCTTCCCATTCTGTTCCTGCAATCTTTGCAGGAGCCTGAGACATGGCAGCAGTTATGGTAGCCGCAGAAGATACATTCTTACCAGTTAATGGATTAAGAACAGAGCCTCCATGCTGCTCTACTGCTTTGGTCATTAGATTTTTACTTGTTTTTGCCGTAGGTGTGTAACCACCATCAGCTTGTTTGTTCCAACCACGAACCAAATCTCGTTGTTTTTGAATACTTATGCTTACTTTCTTTTGTAAATCATCGTATTTTTTATCAATGGCATCTAGTTCAGATTGTAATGCGCCAGATATGGTTTTAGAGGTAAAAATTCTACCAAGTTCCTTAATTTGAGAAACTACGCCTGTTAAGGTTTTGCCTAATACCGCATACTCTTTTTCACTAACTTCTCCCGTTGCAGACATTTTAGATTGCATATCTCCCAACAGGCCGTCGATGGTTTTTAAGACTGCGGCTAGTTTATTTGCCTCTGCTCCTTCTAACTTAACTTCTCCGCCATTTTGTATTTGTTTAAAAATGCCAGCAACTTTTTGCAAGTCTTGCATTTCGGCGGAAATTTTAACTTTTATTTCTTTTTTAGTAGTGTTCGCTGACATTTGTCACCTCACTTTTTCAAACTCTCCTGAAAGCTTGTAAGAATAGATTTAAATTCATTTTGTAAATCAGGAAGTTCTACTTCTTGCATTTGTTCTGCTATATATGTTGAAAAATTTTCAATTAAATCTTTAATCGACTCTTCGTCTATGCTTAAGATTATATCTGTTATTACACTACCTAGAATTCCATAGTTACCCTTAGAAAATTCACTAAATAAGGTAGAATTGCCCATACGAGAAATAGCAGTCAATCCTTCTAAACAGTAGGCTAAATACAACTTCTGTAAAGACATATGTGTAGTTTTGTAAAATTGTGATTTTTTATAATTCTTTTTCTGTTGTTTAAGAAAGACAGTTCTTTCCAAACAATCCATATTGTTGGCTTTTGCCAACATTTCTTTAATTTCTAAATTTGTCATAAGCTTCTCCTTATTTATCTGTAATGTACTTAATCTTTTTCTTCGACATGATTTGTCGTTTTTGTATATCATAGCCAATAATTTTTGGCACAAATTTAGTTAATGCTTGAATATGAAAATAATTCATATTAAATAATTCATCAAATGTATAACCAAGCTCATAATTTAATGGCATAATAATTTTTAACAGTTCTTCATATTGACTATTATTACTAGTTTGCTTTTTATTGCCATTTTTTATACGCTGTATTTCTGCTTCTTTATCAATTAACCATTGCGGTTTATATGCTTGAAATTGACTTTGATCATTAAACTTTTTTAAACCCGCGGATACTAATGCTATTTCGCATATACGTTCAAATAAAATTTGATCAATTTCTATACGTTTAATACTCCATATGCCATTATTATCTTCAAATTGTTCTTGCAATAAAAAACATAAAAAATATTTAATATTGCGTACCAAAATATTCTCCTTATTAAATTTATATAATTTTAACATTTCCCACAAGCTCGAATACTGATTATGAGTTTTATTCCTCCAATCCGCAGAGCTCATGTGACATAAAGCTAATGCATTTTGTATATAAGGATTAATAAAACTGTCTTTTAAATTAATTAAGCGCATATGAAAATCAAAATTATCTTTTAAATTGGCATCCGAGATATAAAAAGTAACAGGCTCTTCCGCAATTAACAAGATTTCAGAAAAATTATCTTGAAATTTCATGATAGCTCCTTATTATATAGATAAAGTTCTTATATTATTCATTTTAATACGATACATTATAGATAAAGAAGGCATTTTTTTATTAGTAATACTGCCATTATTAGATAAAATATTAAATGCTCTTCCGTATATTAATTTATAATCAGGTTTTTTCCCATGATTATTTAAAAAATCTTCCCATAACTTGCTAATAAGCAAATCTATTTGTGTTTGCAAAAATTGAACCTGAGAATAGCTACTATAAGAAATCTGTCGTGCAGGATTGGACATCACTATTAAAAAATCCTTAATCTTAGCAGGAGTGATTTCTTTTAATTTTTCTAATATATCTGCAGTATTATGAATTGAACCAATACTTTCTAAAGCCATGGCTAACTGTTGATTATGTCCATCTTTTGGATTGCCAACAATTTTAGTACATATTTCCAACCAGGCTAAATAATAAATAATAGAATTATTAAAACGAATAAAACTTCTCATATTACTAGAAGGAATCGCCCCAGCATTGTTATAAACATATCTAATCAAACTGTTAATTTTATTTTGATTTTCTTTATAACTTTCTGAACCAACATGCTTGTTGATTTCATTAAAATTTAAATTTGCAGAAGAGGCATTAGCTGAAAATAAATCTTCTGTCGTAACAGTTACTATATTATTATTTTGAGATATATTTTTAACCGCCATAGATAATTTAACACTTGAAGGGATATTAATAATAATATCTCCCACTGAAATAGAAAGAATTAAATCAGCTTTATTTATCTTATTGTCTAAACCGCCTTTTTGACCATAAGACTCACCGCTTGCTAGAGTATGATACGCTCCTTTATTCAAACCAATATTTTGAGAAATAATATTAAAAACATTAGTTTCAAAAGAATTAATAATATCGTCTTGATAGGCATTGATTATAGCGTTTTCAGATTTAGTAGATAATTCAAATTCAGTAATCTTGCCTAGTTCTTTACTATTGGGTTTTAATGTTTTCTGTACCTCTATACTCGCTCCGTAAATGCTCTTAGTAGATGCATCATTTTTAAAACTTTCTAGCCAATCTCTTACACGATCGTCTCCAATAAACTCAGCACGCATTTGTTCTGCTATTGCTTTAAAAACTTTTTGTAATTCTTTAATTTGTGGAGTGGTTTTAATATCTTTACACAGCATAGATTGTGCTGTTTTCTTATCTATAATATGAGCATGCAGTAGTCTTCCAACATAGTCTTCATATGATTCGCGGCCAAAATGATAATCAAGAGCAGAGGCGGCGCTTTGCGCCATTTTATAATTAAGTATTGATTTTAAATTTGCAGATTGACCAATCTGTTCCAAATCATTATAATAATGTATAAAGTCTTCCCAAGTTTGTATATTAACATTATTTCCCATTTTGTGTTCTTCTTCGTTAATTTTATCAAACACTTGGGTTTTCCACAAATTATTAATTTGAATAATTCTAGTTCCTATAACACCCTTTTGCTCAGCTACTAGCTCCTCTAGCATTCGGCGCATAGAAACTTCAGCAGTATGTAAACCAGTAGACCAAGTTTTTTGGTGGGAGTGTATATAAGTATAGTGACCATTATTATTACCACCTAAAATATAAACCAAATTTGGATTTTTCAATTCTTGTATGGCATATTTAGAAACAGTATATTTATTTCTTTTGTTGTTTGCCTTAGACAAAGCCTCAAGCATTTTTTTATTTTCTTCTTGTTCTGCTTTTGCTTTGGTTTTAGCTTCTTGTTTTAATCTTTTTTGCTCTTTATCTTCTGTGGTATTTTTTTTATTACTTTTTCCCTTATTTAGTGCCATATTATTCACCTATATGAAAATAGCTTTGTTCTTGTCCTCTGTGTATAATTTGCCATTGCAAAGGTGCGTGCAAAATAGTGCCAGACACAAAATCAAATACTGGGATAGACATTAAAGAAGCTGCAGGAATTTTAATAAATAAACGATCACTGATCTTATTATTATTTCCTTTTGCAAAAATTTCTAAAGTAAAGTATCCATAATGAGGAGTATCAAAAGCAAAACAATCATTAGTAGATATAAAATCATAAAATACTAAATAAGACTGCCCCTCTTCAAAATCTCCAATTAGTTTACCCTCTTGAATTGTAAAATCAATCACTAAGTCATGATTTTCATTATAAACCCACGCATTAAAAATCTGTTCTGAATGAGGTAAAAAAATTTGACCACCATCTGCTTCACAATAGCAAAAATTAGACAACATCTTTTTACCTTGTTTGTCAGCTACTAAGCTCATTACCTTATCATTTAATGCTACTTTACTAATTGAAATATAATCTGGCAAACCATCTCTCGCCGCAATCACTTGATTTTTTGCAGAACTGTCTGAATTCGTAATGCGATATGATAAATTTACAATAACATTTTCTAAAATAGTGTAAGGTTCACCAGCACTATATTTTTTACCACCAATAATGCGGTCAGAATTGCAGCGAATAATTACATCGCATAAATCTCCATATTCATATAAATTGTTCATAATTATTCCCCTCCATTTATTATATTATAACACAAAGTAGTATAATTGTCAAATTCGGAAAAGAAAACCCGGAATTACTTCCGGGCATCTTATTGTGCTTCCATTTTCAATCTTTTGTATATAAATTCCAAATTTCCGTCATTACAGTAGATTACAACTAATCTGTTTTAAATTATTATATTACGCTGTCGTAGTTCTAAAATAATTTGCTGTTTTCTAAATCTTATTTTCAAAATAAACTATTTAAGAGTGCTATAGTTTAATGCTAAGATACTATCTCCACCAAAAACTATCCTTTGTAATTTATCTTGTCCAAAGAAGGAGTTTTCACCAATTTTAACAATTGTTGAAGGAATATAAATATTTTCAATTTTTATATTATTATCCGCAAAAGCTCCATCTGTAATATACATAACTTTTTTACCCAAATGCCAAGCAGGAATAACAACATCACCGGTGTACACACTATCAGTTAATCCAACAATGCTATAAGTTAAATTATCACTATTTAATTGATAATTTAAATTTTTATTAATCATATAACCAAATCTCAGCCAAGGTTTTTCCGCGATATGATAAAATATATCATGCCCATTAAGATGTGCGTCATCCTTAATCTTTACAATTCCAACGTTACCACTACAATCAAATACAGCGGCATCGCCTTCTGCATCTTGTGTTAAATTTAAAACGCCATTTGGAATAAAACATGGAATAAAAATCCATACTTTTTTCTTTTGGCCAGTTTTTTGATCAATAAAAAATGTCTCACCTTCAATAGCAAAAGGACTAGGGAACTTATCGGTAACAGATAATATTCCCCTTTCTTCATCGTAATCACATCCGAAGAAAGTTTTTAAAACTTCTGCACTTCCCAATGCATTTTGCATTTCCAGAGTCATTGTTTTTCCATATTTTAACAATGGATTTGCGTATCGTCCACCAGTAATAATCTTAGTAGGACCTTCTTGTGTAAGATTTGCTATTTTAAGAGTATCTATATATAAATGCGTACATTCAAAATCAAAAGGGGTTAAAGCACTGCCACTGGTTTTATGTACGCATCCACTTTTTACATTATAAGAAGCTCCTGGCGCCAATTTATAAATGCAAGCATTCATAACAGTTACAACACCAAAGCCTTTCATTAAATCTTGAAAAGAAATCATTTATTTTCCTCTCTTTTAGAAAACCCTCCCGCCTAAACGGGAGGGAATGTTAATTATTCACCTGTTTGTTCTGTTTGCTCTGTTTCAGTGTGATAATCCTTATTCGGAGTACCAGTAGCTTGAGCTTGATCTGCACCTGCAAACCAAGATTCGCTACGAATCTGATAAAATACTTCTTTAGTATTTGTATCGTCATCTGCACCTTCCCAAGGAGAGGCATCAGTTCTAATTTTAGTTACGCTTACAGTACCGTTAAGATCAAATACTGCAGCATCGCCCTCTGCATCCTGAGTAAGAGTAAGAATTGCATCAGGGAGGAACTGAGGAATAAAGATTTTTACATCTACTTTGTCTCCGCTCTTTTGATCTATAAAGAAAGTATCTCCTTCAATAGCAAAAGCGCCAGGGAATTTATCAGTTACAGAAAGAACTCCGTCTTCATAGTCGCAACCAAAAAATTCAGTTAATACAGCTTCTCTACCAAGCGCATCCTGCATCTCCATTGTCATAGTTTTACCATACTTAAGAAGAGGGTTAGCATATTGACCACCAGTAATAGTCTTAGTAGGACCTTCTTGTGTAAGATTTGCTATTTTAAGAGTGTCCAAATAAAGGCCAGTACATTCAAAATCATCGGGCGCCAATGCACCTGCATTGCTAGTACCATGTGCGCAAGAACCACGTCCAACATAAGTGACACCTTCCTTAAGCTTATAAATGCAAGCATTCATAACGGTTACGACACCAAAACCCTTCATTAAATCAGCAAAAGTTGCCATTATAATTTTACCTCGTTAAAATTTATCAATTTTTCCGCTACCATCTGTAACTTCAAATAGTAACGCGTATCCAAACAATTTCTTACTGATAATTAAATCAGTCATTGTATCAAATACTAATTTGTTTGAAGCTGCAAACTTATGGTTATTTACCAATTTAATAATTCTATTACAAATTTGAATTGGTCTAATTTTTAAGTCTACAAGCTCCCATTTATCTTCGTTACATACCACATTAATCTGAATGACTCCATCTAGTTTCTTAGTTTCGTCACCAGGTATAATTTGTGTGGTATAAATATTAATTACGCTATTTTTTGCATATTCTTCCTTATTTTCAAAATCAAACACAGGTTTTAAAGTAATATAATCTTCTACCAATTGCGGCAAGGGTGCCAACATATTCAAAGCATTGTTAGAGTCATTAAACAATAACTTCCTAATCAACTCATCCGCAAGCAATTTGTTCTTAATTCCTGCCAAAGTTTCTTCAATTTTTTCTAACATTTATACTACCACCTTGTATGTTTTACTAATAATTCCAGCATCATTTTTCACACTAATTTCAATTTCTTTTAAGCCATATGGTATCTCAAATACTACTTCATTTTCTTTGCGCGATTTTATGTTAAGGGGAGAAGAAGAATTAAAAAATCCTTGCAAAGTTCCGAATGTATAATTAATACCTGCCTTCAGTTCATCGCAATTGTGATACTCAATAACATCAGAGCTTTTAGAAAAGAAATCTCTTTCTAAAGAAGCATATACAATTCCTGGATTAGTAATTGCGTCATAATCAATTACTTTCCACGGTTTCTCGCCAATAATAACTTTAACACCATTTTTAATCCACTCTTGACGCGGCAAAATTAAAATGGGTTTTTCTTTATCTGAAACATTCAATTTTTGTTGAAATTCAGTATCTACATACGTTCTCAAAGATGAAATGAAATATCCACCACATTCAGTATAACTATCCATCACTTGAACTTTTGCGTTACATTGGTAAGCTTTTTGTTTTATATAAGACACTTCTCGCGGAATAATAACATCCTCATAAACAAAGAACATTTTATTATCCCAAGTGTAATAATCAGTTTTAAGAAGATTTTGTTTTAAATCTTGTTGCTTTGGTGTAAATACAATTGCCGTATCGGGACCCTCGGTATCTGTAAACACCATCGTTGCATCCCGGTCTATATCTAAGCGCACTATATGAATAATAATTGGAGACGCACCTTCTGTAATAAAGCGTGTTTCAAATTTTTTTCTACACTCTGCTTCATTATTCATTCTTGTGCGAAACAAATCAAAATTACTCATCTGCGTTTACATCTCCTATCGTCGGAGTTCCATTATAGCTTCTATAATAAAACTCCTCTGTTTTGCGAGCCTGCGTAGTAAATGCCTCTAAGGCTTTCACTATACTTGCAATCAAATTACCACTAGAAAATGCTTTAACGTCTTTGTCCGCATAAAGATTTTCATAATTTCTCTCCTTTGAAAGTTGGTATTCTAACCAAAGTACTTTCATCCAGCACAAAATTACTTCAAGTTCTGACATAGTAATATTATTTACAAAACTACCTTCGCCATTTTCATTAATTATATATGCTAAATCAATGCGCGGAAAACGAAACCGAGCAATGGCACGCACTGCAAATTCATTCAGTGCCTGCTCAAGCTCTTCGTTCGTATAAGACGCTAAAGTACAACTACTCAGCGTAGATAAAAACAGGGGAAATAAAAACTTATTCCATTGACGCATCTTCTACCTGCAACTCAACGCCGAGAATTTTATTCAAATCGTCGATCATTGACAAGGGAAGTTCATTGATATGTTCTCTTGCAAGTATAATAACATTATCCCGATTTACATCGTTACCTTGTATAAATTCACGGATAGCTTTTCTATTGCCCTGTTTTAAAGCCAAAGTAATTTCCTCTTCTGAAGCCGCAACAACTTTATCTTCAACTGGGAAGAAAATTTCAGCAACCTCTGCTTCAAACTGTTTGACGGGTTCTATCTTAAACTTTCCTTGTTTATACATCCTTTCAAGAGTAGGATTTGTAAAAATTCCAAGAGCAAAAGTACGAGGAATTCTTACTTTTTTTATATTGTAAGGAATAACAACCAAACGCTCAGGCGTAGTCATATCATATGAAGGCATTCTTAAACTAAGTCCGCCCTTACAATTCTTTACAATATCATAAAAATTTAACTGTTCTGCCATTTATCTAAAATCCTTTCGTTAAGGGGTGGGTTTTCCACCCCAAATATATATTTAACAATTATTTCCTATATTAAACAGCGCCTTCGCCGTCAACAATGTCTTCGTCAGTATAAACGCAAACATCATTAACAAGAGTAAGACCAACACCCACTATACGATGTGCATTCTGTTCAACCGAACCACTTGGATGAGCATCCTCAACAATAACAAGGTCACCCTTCATAGCTACCTTAACGGGCTTAGAAGTTGCAGGAAGAATGAACATATCACCCTCCTTGAATACCCAGTTAGTATTATTTTCATCTGCAAGATAGTTAGGAAGCTCAACTACAGGAATACCCTTATACATAGTTACAAAACCACGATTGCGGATATCATCTGCATCAGCAGTTGTATGATTAGGAACAGTTGCCCAACCTGCACCATTGTCAATCTTAGAAATTGCAGGTCTAAAGCCCATAATGATAGCATCGCCATACTGATTAGCAATAGAAATAAGTCTATCAACAGTTGCCTTAACGAAACCATTACCAGCATCGATGTTAGCTGCAGGTGCATGAGTCTTAGCAGTTCTAAGCGCCTGTACTGCTGCAATATAAATCTTCTCTACAAAACCATCGCGAATATTAGCCATCAATTCTGCAAGAGAATAGTTACCAAGAAGGATATCCTCAAGAGTAACAAATACCTTTACGGTCCAAGTCTTAGTAGTAACCTGGAAGCTCTTATTATCAAGACGTCTTGCCTTATAGATACCACCACGAGAACCTTCAATAATACCAAGTCTAGCTCTACGCTTACCAATTCCTCTAATTTCAAAGATTGGCTCTGCATCACGAGCAAATGTCTTAACTTCTGTAAAACCACCTACAATATCAGTGATTGCTTTTGGAAGCTGTTCCTGAATAACCTCTTCAAGCATAGCAAAAATTTCAGCCTTGTGAGCGCGAATTTCACGAGCGGAAGCATTCTCCAAACCATATGTTTCAAGAATTGCATTAACTGCAGCCTCATTTGCATCTACTGCGGAAAACTTAGAAGGATCTGCAGGAGCTATAGCTGCTCTAAAAAGTGTTTTAAGTTCTTGTTTAGTTGCCATCTTCAGTCACCTCTTCTTCAATTGCCTCTATTACACCAAGATAAAGGAATTCGTATGCTTCGCTTCCGTCAGGAAGAGTAGAAGCAGTAGCCTTAAACATAGCGCCCTCAGCATCTGCCTGAAGTGTAAGAACACCATCAGTTACCTTTGCATAACCATTACCTTCAATTTCGCCAGTGTAGTTGTTAGTAGTGAAAGTATCACCAACATAAAGTCCGATACAACGAGGATAAACAACACCATCTACAACAGGCTCAGCAAAAAGTCTAAGCTCATTGAAGTAAGTAAGAAGCTCTTCAGTATAATGTACGAAAGGCACGGTGTGCTTCGAAGGATCGTAATTACTTACAGTACCCTCAGCATCGAGACCAAGAATGATACCATTTTCAATGTAATCGTTGCCACCTACGGTTACCTTAGCAATGCTTTCCATATCTGCGGGCATATTAGCCAGAATATGACCATTGCGCAAACCGCAAAGGTTGTTCATTTCGAATACCTTGAATGTAGGAAGGAAACTCATAATCATTAGTTTTTACCTCTATTCATATTTTTATATTTTTGAACAACTGCTGCCTCATCACACTCGTTGTAGTCACTTGGCACGTTGTCTATATTTGATATTTCAAATATCACTGAATCTGTATTGGTTTGTGTTGCCGCATACGCGTCAGCTAAACCATTGACTAATTCTTCAACTGTATATTCGCCGTTTCTAAACTTTTCTATCGTTTCTGCATCAAGCAAATGAGAATAACAGGTAAGAATATTGTCTTTATAAATTATTTGCAATGAAGCAAATCTTTCTTGTGCTTCATTAGATGACTGAGTGAGAATTTCAATAGAAGCAGTTAATTCAGAAACTGTAGCTTCAAGACGCTCGCAATTGCTTCGTAAAGCTTGGAATTCTTCATCTTCTTCTTTTGACTTTCCGTCGTTGTCTTCTGAGAACTTGTCATCTTTGTTTTTGTTTTTGTCTTCTGGGTCGATTGTTGTTGCATTTGTGTCTGTTCCACCATCAACAAATGCGGGGGTACTATCGCCCTCGTTTGTTTCTGTTCCAACAACTGGCTCAGTTTGTGTTTGATTACCATCTTCAAAAATCTCAGTAGTGCCTTTCTTTGCGTTCGTTAGAACTTCAATTTCTTCATCGCTTAAATAACGATTGCGAACACTGCACTCCAAAGTAAGTTGCAACGAACCATCTGTATCGCGGCTCATTTGATAGCGGTTATAAATTCCATAATCGCTGCAAACTACAACATAATTCTCTGGCTTATGCTCACAAACATAACCATAAATGCGCTGGGACTCTAAAGTTCTATAAATTTCAGTTACAACTTCTTCAGCCGTAGGCTCTACATTGAACATAGCGCTGAATAACGCCTGATACTTACTCTTGTTTTCGTCTGTAATAAAATCAGGAAGTTCAACAGCACTAAAGAATTCAGAACCGGTAAATGCAGGAGTGTCATTGTCTCCAAGAACACTAAGTCCAATAAGTTCGCCGTCGGTAAACTCAAGGTTCTTAAAATTGCCCGCACTATCGCGATTGATTTTGTACTGAACAGAATTGGGGTCAAGCTCTAAAGAATGTTGTTTGCCAATAATCTTAGAAGCAATAACACCAGTATCATCAGGTCTTCCTGTGTACAAGATAATGTCAGTTACAGCAAATGTAACACCCTGTGCGGCATCTTCTACATATTCTAAAGTAGCACTTTCTGGTACTAAACCATAAATATTTTGAACATTGTTGTGACCAACAAAATCTTCATCAGCTACCGAATAAAAGCCAACAACAGGAGTGTAAGCAATAGAAGAAAGCAACTTATCAGAAAATTCTTTGGTAAACAATCTCTTGTCTACTGTTTCTCCAATATAGTAAATCTTCAACTTTGCTTTTGAATATTTAGCATTTGCCGCATCTGGAGTAAGCTCCTCAACAAAAGCCGGAATACTAAACTTATTCATTTTGTACCTCAGTTGTGTTTTTATTTTTCTTCTTCTTCTTCTACGGGTACATCTTCTTTTGCGGAGTCAGGTTTGGTTTCTGTTTCAGTTTTTTCTTCTATCTTGTTAACCATTCCTGCCGCATTAGCGCCGCCAGTATAAGAAGTAGATAACGGAGTTAATTCATTCAATTTCAAGAAATCTTCAAGTTCAACCTTGCTTGGGATGTCTACTTGCTTTGTACCCAAACCAACGACATACTCTAGCTTAGAAGCACCTAAGGTAGCGCCCTCTTTATATTGCAGAAGCATATTGCTAAAGTTATATACGGATAATGGCAACATATTAAGACTACATTGATAACCCTTGAAATTAAATTGATTGTTTATTGTTAAATTATAAAACGCAACCAAATCTTGTACATACTGCCATACAATAGATTCTTTACGGCGAAGAGAAAATTCTAACGACTCTTTTGAAGTTCCACTATATAAATTCTCATTTTCACCATCAACATTGTAAATAGCTGCATATGCATTAGAAAGCGTTTTATTTTCTTTTGTTTGATCTTCGCCAATAGACAAAACATCTAAATCACCAAAAGTAGTAAGCATACGCACATACTTATTTCTTGTAAGTGTTTTACTCATACTCTTGTGTAAAGCTGTCATTTCGGGAATTTCAACTACTAATTTATCTTCCCAAGTAGGCATCTTGTGCGCAATAATCTTAACAAGTTGCTGTTCATTGCGCTCCAATTCATTAGCTCTGTATTGGTCATATTGTATAATAGCGCCAAGAGAGCGTAAATATGAAGGAAAAGTCTTGTCATTTAAAACAAAGCCCGCAGAAAACTTAGGACTAAGTTTTTGCCAACGAAGATTTGCGTCCTCTTTATATGCATCATACATCGCCTTCATTTCGGAGGGATACATTGGGAACAAAAGGTCTAACTGTTCTTTTGTAAAACCTTGGTCATCAAAATAACCAAAATCAAACTGGAACACATTAGTGCCAAATTGTGTTGTGCCTGTAATTCTACAGCGCTCTGGCGGTAAAACAATAGTTGAAATTGTTTTAGAACCAGTTCTTTTTACAGTAGTTACAAACAAGGCACCGTCTATAAATAATTTACCCAACAAATGCGGAAAAGTTGTTTCGATAGACAATCCATCAACAACCTCCGCCATGTTAAAATAAATTTCTTCATAATCGGCAGTCTTTTGTTTTTCTTTTACTAGGCGAGGATAAAAGGTATAACGCCAGTAAAACATATTTTTCAAACTATCAATAAGAGTTGCATAAATTGGATAAAAAGTATATGCTTCTCTAGAATATTGTCTAACAACAGAAAGGTTATTAACATTATAATAGTTTGTATTAAAAGAATCAACAGTAAGAGAGCCTATTGATGTTGATTCATTGCGATTTTGGTTTACATTTCGACCAATACTCGCATCATCTTTATACATCTCTTCTATTGCGCTACGAGTTATTTTAAACTTCGTAGCAAGAGAAGTTGCAGTTTTTTGCAATTCTTCTGTTTGTATTGATTTTACTTTCATTTGTTTGCCTCACCATTATTAGTTTATCAAAACCGCATCTGCCCAAGAATACGACTTCTTTTGTCTCTTTTTATAATATTCTTGTTCTATTTGAGTTGATACCGCATAAATTCCGTATTCGGCCGCAGAGAAAAAGTCTTTTTGAATTTTCTTATTGCGTCTATCAATACGAAGTGTGTTAGACACATTATCGCTAGTATCAATAATAATGAGGTTTTTAAGTTCTTCTTCCATTAGATCCATATATCTATAGGGTTGAAGTTTTGCACGCTTTGTTGCTTCAGACGCGCGCAAGAAATTTTTGTTTTGAGAAAATCTGGTCAATGCTTCGTGCATCTTAATCAGACCTCTAACAGAACCATTACTTACACGAGAAAAGAAAATTCTGTGTATGTGTTCTCCCTCTTTACCACCTGATTTAATTTCATAACAAAGTGTGCGATATTTAGGATATCTAATTATATCTTTTTCCGCACTCTTGGGAGGATTGATAATGCCATAACCAGGCAATTCTAATCCAGTATCTCTATCTTTTGTGGGCTTATTTATCCAATCGCGAAGCGCTGCTCCAATACCGTTGGCGTCATAAACAAACATTCTAGCTTCATAAGTCGCTATAGTCTTTTTTAACTCATTTGCAACTACTTCATAGTCCGTACTATTTATAACAAACAGGTTGACCATTTTATAGTTAAACATATGAGGACCAGGAGATACTCTAATTACTATTACCGCAGTATCCGCACTACCATCCTTCGCCATATCAGCAGTTACAATATAAAATTCCTCTTTGTCCAATTCCATTGCATGCTCTTCGGCACGTCTAATTTGACGCATCGCCGCAATAACAGAAGGGCCAAATGCTGCTCCAGACTGCGCCCCGCTCCAACGAGATTTATATTCTCGGTCTAATGATCCTCGATCAAAACTGGGCGAAGAAATAATTTCGCGCATTGTTTGAGCTTCTAGGCGCCCGTGCATAAGAGGAATAACATAACTTCCGCCCAGTATCATATAATGGTCTGGGTCAAGCGCGCAATAACAAAGAGTTTCTATATTTTTATCATATGCAAATGTACCTTGAAATCCTGCGGTTGTGATATAAATCTTCTGGCCATGAGGCTCATTAGGATTAACTTCGCCGCGACAGTTAGTACGCTGAGCATTCATAAGGGGTATAACTTCTTCATTAACCACTACGGGGTCTTGTTCAATAACTTCCTCGAAAATTCCATGGTGTCTACGCATACCTCTTGGGTGACCGCCAACAACGTCGAACACACTACCACTAGTAAATCTAAATTCTGCATAGTCAGTACCCTCTGTATAGGCTGCCTTGATACCACGCTTCTGCATTTCATTTTTCAGAAGCGGAAATTTCACCCATAAGTCTTGAATAACTTTTTCTTTTGCAATTTGCGCAGCCTGACTTTTCGTACCAGCAGTAACGAAACCGTTACTACGTGGCACAATCATACTGCTTGTATATTGCTGGTAAAAAGCCAAGAAAGACTTAGAAAACGCACGAGTGTAAGTTGCAAAGGTTTGACGATGTCGTGCCATACATCTCAACACAATTCGTTGCGCGAAAAACATAGAAAATCTGCTATTTTTTGGCGTCATTATATCTGCCAAAATATCTGGGTACACTAAAAAGGTGTTTAGTGCATTTGTATATAGTTCCAAATTGTTCTTCACTCGTTCTTTGCGCAATATTTTAACTTGCGCGCTATTAGAGGAATTCAAAAAGGAAATATAGGCATCAATTTCGGGTTCAAGATAAGTAGCCTCTTCCAGGGCAGTAGAGAAATTGATATTTTCCATAATACTTCCCCCGGATTAGAAATAATCTTCTTCACTCGAACTATTGGTAGAAAAATCAGCATCTTCAAACAAATCACTCAAGTCAACGTCCTCAGCCGCAAGCTGTGCGTCCAAGTCGCGATTCGCCGCAATAGCGTTGTCATTAATCAAATCTTCCAAAGATACTTCCGCAAACGCTTCTTCATTTGCATTTTCTTCTACCTTTTGCGCATAGGATTTAGAAATACTTTCAAGTGTCGCCGCAAGCCCAGTACAGTCTTGCACAAGCACCCTAATATATTCCTTAAAGTCCGCAATAGTTTTATCTACTACGTCTCTTTCTACGCCATCATAATACTTAAACTGTCCGCCACATTGTTCGATATAATCTCCCAAGTCGCTGACCGTCGAAATAACGTCTTTGTTGCTACTCTGAATTACGTCATCAATTTGCGCAGTTTTAGTAAATGTACTATATGCGCTCGTCAAATCTTTAATTCCTTTTGCGTCGCCCGCAAGTATAGCTTGGTCCAACTGAATGGAAATTCTAGCTGCTTTTTTAATTGCATCAATTTGAAGGGGATTGGTTATATCTCCGGCGCGCAATGTGCTTACCAATAGACTATCCAATTGCACATATTCCTCAAAGGAATATTCTCCGCCCCATTTTATTTTCGCTCGCCGCATGAATTGCTCCTTTACTGGTTCAATTCCTGCAAGCAGCTCCGCAAACGTATTACAACGCTCCCATTCCGCATTAACTTCAGTCCACAGGTCTTTGGTACGTCCCTCTGCCCACATTACTGGGGTAGCAGGATTTTCATCAGCCCATAACTCCATGTAGGCGGCAAAAATGGTTTTGTTGCTTCCTAAACGCTCTTGTAGTTCGGTCCATTTGTCTGGCTTAAAGGGGATATTATAGGTGCGGCAAAAAAAGTTTGCCTGTTCGAGATTTTTCGGGTTAATTTGCTTTACTAAACAATCCAAGCAAGCGCTACCACTAATTGGATTATTTGTAGGCAATATTTCGGTTAGTTTGCCACAAAGGGCACATTTTCCAATCTTTAAAATACTCATAGTCTTTCTATCTCCTTTATATATATTATACTCCATTTTACCCAAAAAGTCAATTCTGGAGAATAGGTAATTTGGAAATAGAAATGCAGAATGGATTTAAGAATGTTGGAATTGGATTTTGGTTACATGTTGAGATTGGATTTTTCGTTTCATACGATCTTTTTTCCACAACAGGCCCGGGTTGTTCATAATTTCGTAATATTTGTCTAACACTCCCCCCCCGTCGTTATGCACAAAAAAAGAGCATACCCGGGCATACTTTTGTGCATATTGCCTAAAGTTTGTTAAAATTTTAACATTATTCATATTTGATGCTTTTGTGCATATTGTACAAAAAATTTATTCTTTTTTCTACATAGAAAGTATTGACAAAGATAAAAATATATGGTAAAATAGGGTAGAAAATAAATCAAGGAGCTTTTCAAATGGATACATTAATACTTGCAAAAATCGACCGTTTTTATGCAAATAACGGACAAGAGGCGGAGCGAGTTTTCCGCTACACTTACACGGGCAAGCTTACAAAAGCCGATAACATTAAGCACACCGACGGCGCCGACTGCGACGACATTCAAATCAAGAGCGCGAGAGCAAGCGTCTGCAAGGGCACAGATATCAATGCATATCTCTCAAATGACAAAGCAAGCCGTTTTGCTTATGTTGTCAAGGATATGAGCATAGCCTACATAATGACAAAGGCACTATATATTGAGTTTGTAAATGCTTTCGCTACAATCACAACTGAGAGCGCAAAAAACGGTGGTGCTACAAAGTTAAGGCTTAAAAGCGAAAGCAAGGCGATGCTTCAATGGTTAGCGGAGAGGGTGTAAACCCTCTCCCTTTTGCATTGTTGAAATTTAACGAGCGCGTCCGGGCGCGACCCGGTAACTTGCACAAAAAGTTGGGGTGCACGCAGTATAAATTTGTGCAAAATTTTTGAGGAAGAGGATTGACTTTTTCAGTGATTTGTGGTATAATATAAGTGTCAAGGGGCGAGGGAAACCCAAGTTGCAACAGGGTAGTGAACGGAACTTGAAAAAAATTTTTGAAAAATTTTTCAAAAACCCCTTGACAAATCCACGAAAGTGTGGTATAATATAAGTGTAAGAGGGAAGGACAACAAACTGTACTTGCACCACCGTCACCAAGAGTGTGAGAGCGGAGTGCAAGAGGGGAG